TATGTTGCAAGGGAAATTCTGTTTCGGGGCAACCCGATCGCACGGCTTAAAAGCTGGCTAAAAAGATTTCCCGACGCCCGCACCACCGGCATCCGGATCGAAAACGGGCTGGTTGTCATCGATATCGACTGCGACGACGAGGCCATGGTGCAGGCGCTGTTGGATGCACTGCAGCGGGTAGCGCCCGGCGTCGCACAGTCCGCGCCGATCCGCTGCGCCAGCGGCAGTTGGAAGCTCGCGATCTTTGCCCGGCTGGAGGGCAAGCCGTTCGTCCGGATCGGCACCCGCAAGTACCAGCGCCCTGGTGATCCACCGAAAAAATACCACCACATCGAAGCGTTCGGCGGCAAGCCGCTGAAATCCGGCAAGTGCTCGCGGCAGTTCGCGATCGATGGCCCGCGCAGCTACACCGACAACGGTGACGTCGAAAGCTGGTACCAATGGATGGAATACGGCCCGCCGTTGTACGAAGTGGCACTCGCTGATCTGCCGACAATCACCGAAGACCAGATTTGGGAATTGTTCACTGCGTTCAATGTACAAGCCGAAGCTTTAGGCTGGACTCGCGTAGAGGAAACCACGGAAGAAGGCCACGGCGAAGGCAACGACATTTTCGACATCGATCCTGAGACCATGCGGTTCGATGTGTTCAACGGCTTGCAGCAGGTCACTTACGAAGAATTGGAAGCGCTGGTTCTCACCGAAACTGATTTGCGGGTGTCGCCTGAGTTCATGCCGGGCGAACAGACCGAACGACCGGACCGCTGCAGCGTGTTCTGGTCGAACCGATTCGACTGCGCAGTAATCAAGGACTGGAAAAGCTACGCGCGGCACTACCCGATCGACAGGGCACCGGTCTCGCAACAGGATTTCGGCGCCAAGCTGCAAGCTTTGGCCGACAAGCTCGGGGTCAAGATGACACCCGGGTGGAGCAAACGGGTCGTCGATGAAGTCGAGACGCTCGAAGCCGGCGTGATCACGCAGGACGGTGTCGCTCGGGTGTTCGTGCAGCGCTACGCCAGCACGCTGCGGTTCTGCCATCACACCGATGCGTGGTTCGTGTGGACCGGCACTTACTGGAGACGAGACGAAACCAAGCTGGCGTTTCATTTCTGCCGGTTGCTCGGTCGTGAAGTGACGCAGCTCTCGACCAAGTCGGAAACCAAGGAAGTGCGCAAGATCGCTTTTGCTGGCGGCGTCGAGAAATTCGCCCGCACTGACGTAGAGATCGCCGTGACGTCGGCGGACTGGGATCAAGACCCTTATCTGCTCGGCACGCCCGGCGGCACGGTCGATTTGCGCACTGGTAAACTGCGCGATGCCGATCCGGCCGATGGCATCACCAAGATCACCGCAGTAACACCGGCTGAGACCGCCGACTGCCCGCGATGGATAAAATTCCTCAACGAGACCTTCAGCGGCGCACAGGACACCATTCGATTCGTGCAGCAATGGTGCGGCTACTGTTTGACCGGAGATGTCCTCGAGCACGCGCTCGTGTTCGGCTGCGGCAACGGCGGCAATGGCAAGGGCACGCTGCTCGATACCGTCACCGGCATCATGCAGGACTATGCCGTGACTGCACCGATGGAAACTTTTGTCGCAACCAAGTGGAGCGCGCACCCGACCGAGCTGGCGATGCTGCGCGGCGCGCGAATGGTCACGGCCTCGGAAACCGAAGAGGGTCGATCGTGGGCTGAAGCCCGCATCAAGCAAATCACCGGCGGCGACAGAATCTCGGCGCGGTTCATGCACAAGGATTTCTTCACCTACATGCCGTCGTTCAAGCTCACCATTATCGGCAATCACAAGCCGGTGCTGCACTCGATCGATGACGCGATCAAGCGCCGTTTCAATCTGCTGCCGTTTCTGTTCAAGCCGGCGAAGCCTGATCTGCTGCTCGGTCAGACCTTGCGAGGAGAATGGCCCGGCATCCTGCGTTGGATGATCGACGGTTGCCTGGATTGGCAGAAGCATCGATTGATCCGGCCCAAGGCGGTCACAGAGGCGACGACGACCTACTTCAAGGATCAGGATTTGATCGGGCAGTGGCTGGAGGAATGCTGCGAGATCGCGATCGGCAACCGACGAATATGGACATCATCCAGTCAACTGTTCGCTTCGTGGTCGGAGTTCGCGCGACGGGCTGGCGAATCCGCCGGCAGCAGCAAAGCGTTCGCCACCGAGCTGGCCCGACGCGGTTTCGAGAAGGGCGAGCAGGGCGATGCCAACGTCAAAGTCCGTTATGGAATCAGGCTGAAAGGCGCGCTGCGGATCGTGGCGGGCACTGATGTGGATGACGACACGAAAAAAGGTTGAATGATACTTAAAACGGTTAAATGTTACCAACCACGAGCCGATACGAGCCGATCTACTATTTCCCGCACGCACGTGCGCGCGCGCACATACGTGAGACGATACGGACGACCAGCTCGTATCGGCTCGTGATGACTCTTGCCGCCGGCTACCAGTGGCGTTATTTGTTTTATATTTTCGCCGGCAAGAACTGAGGGCACGCCATGAAATTCAAGACCGGTGAATCGGTGGTCTGCATCGACGACAGCTTCACGTGGGCGCGCAAAAAGTACGCGATGTTCAAAATCACGTGGCCGACGCAAGGCTGCTGCTATGTGGTGCGCGGCTATGCGATCAAGGGTGACTACCCGGCGATCGTGCTGCGCGGCATCGTCAATCCGAGAATCCCGTACAATGACGGCATCTGGCGTGAGGCTGGATTTTGGGAAGAGCGGTTCGAGCGCGCGCCGTCGATCGACAACTTGAAGCAGATCGCCGAAACGATCTCGAATATGTTTCCGAAGGCGTTCGAGCGTGACATGCCGGAGTTGGAAGATTTGGAGGATGCAAATGCAGACGCATAACGTGGTGATGGAACGCAAGGAAGCATTGACGCTGTTTCGCAAGTACAAGGAGCACAAGCATTACTCGACGCCGATCGATCGCGAGGTGCAGCGTGCTTATCAGTTGATCAGTCAGGGCCGGCTGGTGATCAAGGCGCTGCAATCGATCGTCGATGCCGGCCTCGATGCCGATGGGCATCCCAAGCTGGCGATCGCGCCGGCCGATGCCGAGCGGGTGGTATGCCGGATCGAGAGAAATGGTTCGTGCGTGATGGATTCACGAACCGCGCAAACTTGGAAACGACATGGTGAACGGTTTATCAGTGAGCGTGCTTATGTCGCGTGGCCGCGCGATACGTTTTCCAATGTGCCGAAAGATGTCTGGAACGCGCAGGCGCAGGTGCCGATGATCCCGCTGCATTTGAAACCGCAGCGCGCTCTGCCGAATTATCACATCCTGTTCGAAGCGGTGTGGACGAAGGCACCGCCGCTTGATCCGTTGCTGTTGCGCCGGATCGGCAAGGCCGATCTGTGGGTGGTGTGTGCGGCATGGGACTTGACGGAAGTCGAGCGCGGTGCGTTGGCGACACGGGTGTGAACATGCGAAACAAACACGGCGGCGCGTGCTATCGGTGCGGGCGCTACGTGGCGCAGGGGTGCTTATGACAGTCATCGATCCGAACGATCCGCTCTACAGCATCGTGGTGATCAACGGCGTTGAATTGAGATCGGACGAAGTGATGGTGCTGCGAACGGTGGTGGACTTGACGGTTGCGTCGTTGAATGCGTTGCCGTTCGATACGATGCTCGACAAAGGCAGTCACGCGCGCTTGTTGTATATTCAAAAGTTGTTAGCAGACGGAGAATGATTAACGTGACAGTTGCAGAGATACTTGGTTGTGGATCGCCAACCAACATGCGTCGCAAAAATGATTTCTACGAAACCGAGAGTCAGCACACGCAGGCGTTGCTCGATGCGATTACAATTGACGGCCCGGTGTGGGAGCCGTGTGCCGGCAAGGGCGCGATCTCCAGGGTGCTGCGTGCCAACGGTTTCAAGGTGATCGAAAACGATCTGGTGGCATTTCGAAAGATCACCAAGGCCAATTTTCTGGATGCTACCAGGGCGAAGGCGTCCACCATCATCACCAATCCGCCCTATAAGCACGCGACACGGTTCATCGAACATGCGCGCTATCTGAATGTGGAATTTCTGGCGTTGCTGTTGAGCGCGCATTTTCTCAACACCGAACTGCGCTACAAGCTCGTGCAGAGCGTCGGTTATCCGACGCACATCTACGGCTTGGTCAAGCGTCCGGATTTCACCGGCGAGGGCTCACCGCCGATGGTGTGCAGTTGGTTCGTATGGGAGCGTTGGGGCGCGCGATCGTCCAAGTTTCGATTGCTGGACAATCGATCGCGTGAGAGGGTTGCATCACGGTGATTATGCGTGTAAGGGCATGACCCACTTGAGGGCTACGTGTATGCTGGGGCACACGCATGGCAGCCTTCTGGTCGGTCGCACAGACCGAATCGCAACGCGAGAACGTTGCAGCCGCGTTTTTGAAGCAAGCTAATTTCCAAATCTATCTTCCGAAAATTCGAACAGGTCACGGCAAGCGCGAGCGCGTGCTGCCGTTGTTTCCTGGCTATGTGTTTGTCGAGATCGTGGATCGCTGGTACGACATCCGCTGGACGGTCGGCGTGCTGCAACTGCTGTTGGTCGGCGAGCTGCCGGCGCGTGTGCCCGATAGCGTGATGACGTCGATTCGACGGCAAGAGGGTAAGGATGGTTTGGTCAAGCTGCCGAAGCCTCGCGGGCTGGTGCGCGGTGATCCGATACGTGTGTTGCGCGGATCGTTCGAGGGTCGGATCGGTGTCTATCAGGGTTTAAGCAGTTCGCAGCGCTCGAAAATCCTGCTCAGTCTGCTCGGACGTCAGGTGCCGGTGTTGCTGCCGACGCAAGACGTCAAAGCCTTGGCAGCCTCTTGCGGTGCTTGATGTTTTGGCATTATGCTCCGCGCCTCCCAACCGTCAGAAATTGCCGTCAGTTTTCATACGAAGGGCACAAACTGCGTTCAAAGCGCAGCGTCCGTCGCGCGCAGCGCGCTGTCGAGTTGATTGGGAAAAACGTTTTCCACGGGTAACGGTTGGGAAATTCGTTTCGTCCGTGGAGATGAAGGGGCGATCAGACATCAGCTAAGACATGTCCTTGTGCCCTCAAGCTGCATGCCTTGGTGCGTCTGATCGCCTCAGCACGTTTGTTCGTCATGACCAGACGCTTCGATCCCGGAAACGAATGGTACGGACTTGCGCGGTGGAAGAAGCGCAGGCGTGTGCAACTGCGGCAGCATCCACTGTGCAAGCTGTGCGAACAACTACATGGGTTAATCGTACCCGCCTCGGTCGTTGATCACGTGGTGCCGCACCGCGGAGATCGCGAACTGTTCGAGAACGGGGAACTGCAATCACTCTGCGTCAAATGCCACGACAGCGTCAAGAGGACGATTGAGCAGCGTGGTTACTCTTTGGATATCGGCGTCAACGGTTGGCCTGTCGATCACCGGCATCCCTGCTACAAGGTTCGACAGTAGCTTACACCGAGCTGATGGTGTGGTGCGACTGCGACCGATTAGCACGTTATAGTTTTTGCAAGCGTTAAATCCAGTGGGGTAAAAGCATCCTGAAATCCTTGGATCGGCCCTTCTTTTCGTGGGTTGCTTTGAGGTTGCTTGTTCGTTTCTGATTCGTGCTGCATGCTGGCAATGGTGGTGCTCAGACTTCGGCTATTCAGCAGTTCGGAATATCCGAACAAACAAACAAATAACTTCTGGGTTCCACGGGATCGGGCCGGAAGCGTCCATTTTCCATCGTTCGATCGTAGTTAGACCCAGTTCCAGGGCTCGCCAGATGGCCGCCCATGCGTTAGAATGCGCAGGTCTTCACCCGACAAAGGCCCTAGAGGCAAACGCCTCTCAGCGGCCTTCTAATCGAAGCGGGTATCAAGGTACGCAAATCACTTAAAAGAGGGGCCAGGGGGGCATTTCGGAAAATCCGAAAGTTCCATATCCTCCGGCGCGGCGGCGCTCGAATGTTGCCTTATCCTGATACCTATGACTTCCTTGATTTTATTGAAGAATTTCGGCTGTTTGTGTAACTCAGGCAAATCGGGCCGTTTTGGTTATTTGTTTGCTTCTGTTATTCCGAATTGGCCCGGTGCGGCCCGAACGACGCTTGCAAACCATTGATTTTATTTGGAGAATTTTGGTCTACGACCAGCTCGAAAGCGATGCCCAGTGCGTGGCATATAGCTCGGCTGGCGGTATCGCTGGGAGGGTGAACGAACCAGGATTCACCCCTGGATCAACTGAAAACCGGCCGGTTCCAGCCGGTTCCATTCAAGGTAGCCGGGACCTTCCCTGTGCCGTACCTCGGTGCGCGCCCCGCGCGCAGCGCGTCATCGTCGGGGCGATGCGCGCCGGCACAGCCTAGTCCGGGTTCTTGCGGAACGGCCAGTTGCGCATCGCGTCCGCGATCGTGCGCGCCTCGGCGACCTTTCGATCGAGCCCGCCGGGCTCACAGTCCGGCACCAGCAGGCTGGCCTGTATAGCCCACTTGTCCACCAATCCGTCAGCAAGGTTGTCCTGCCCGATCAAGAGAAACACCGGCATGTCCGGGTTCTTGCCGGCGTGATAGGCGAGCGGGCCTTCGCCGCGCCGCGTGGCGTCGAACAGTTGTTTCGCTGTGATCGTCATCGAGGGTTCTCCCATGGCCAAGACCAGTTATCGATCGAGCGCGGACCGCGCAACAGACGCCGCAGTCATTCCGGGCGCGCGCGTGCCGCCGCCGAAAGAGCTGGAGCCGGAGGCCGCGAAAATCTGGAACGAGATCGTCGGCCGGCTGCCGCCGGACTGGATCACCAACGAGACCAAGCCGCTGTTGAAGGAGTACTGCCGGCATTCGCTGTACGCCGACAGCTTCGCGCGCGACATCGAAATGGTTCGGGCGCATTTGACGGCGTTGAATGCCGCGTTGCCGCCGGAAGACTCGCGGTTGAAGCCGAAGCCGGCGACGTTGAAGGCGATCAGGGTGACGACGTCCAACCTGCTCGAACTGCACCGCGCGCACGGCTACGAGACCGATCGCATGATCACGCTCGCCACCAAGATGCGCTTCACGCAGCAGAGCAAGTATTTCCCGGACAAGGCGGCGTCGAAGTCGAAGACCAGCGCGTCGGCGGGTCCGAAGCCCTGGCACGATTGGGGCAACAGCGACAACGATCCGGTCAACTGACGAGGCGATCATGGAAGCGAAAATCTATGAAGCGCGCGATGGATTTGTCGGCTCGGAGATCGGCTCCTACGTCACCCGTGAAGGTATCGATGGCATCGTGTTGTAGCAGATCGGCAGCCGCGTCGTGCATGTCTATCGCCGTCAGTCCTTGGCGCCGCGTGCGCCGACCATCATCGTCGCCGTCCCGGAAGACCACGAAGACGTTTTGCGATAGAGCAATAAATCGTGTTCACCAGCATCAGCACGATCGACGGGGGGTTTTACCCGGAGATGGCTCATGCGTTACCTTGTAGCTTCGATGGTTGTTAGCAGCGTCTGTGCCGGGTTCTATCCTGTCGTGCAGTCGCAGCTCGTGCCGTCGCCTGTCGTTGTCACTGACGTGTCGCGCTATGGCGGCGACACGGTGCCCGGCAGCATGAACGGCGCCAATCTCACTTACGCTCAAGACGTTTCGATTCCGCCGCCGCCGCATCAGGTCGTGCCGGTAGTCAGGATTCGCAATCACCATGCGATACGTCATATGTCGTCGCAACAGCTTGCGCAGGCCAGAGCCAAGCTCGAACGTTCGCTCAGGCAAACCAATTTGTTCGGCAGGAAGTACAACGAAGAATTGGCGCGGATGAAGGGCAAGCGCGCCGCGCTGATCGTTAACGAGACACCGGATTGATGACAGACAGTTCGCCGCGTCCCGACTTTCCCAAACCGAAATGCCGTGTCGTGTTCGTCGCCGGTCCGCCGGCCGCCGGCAAGTCGAGCTACGTGCGCAAGCACGCCGCTTCTTGCGACATCGTGATCGACTTCGATGCGATCGGCTACCAGATGGGCGTCAGCCGCGAGCGCAGTTCGGAACAGATCAATCTGATTCTCGCCGAGCGCAATCGCCGCTTGGCGGCGCTGGCCGATGAGCCGCCGCAGCGCACCGCGTGGGTGATCGTGACGGCGCCGAGCCGGCAGTTGCGCAAGTGGTGGGGCGATGCGCTCGGCGCCAAACTGATGGATCGCGTGCTGGTCTGTGCCGATCGGCAGATTTGTCGTGAGCGTGTTCGTCGCGATCCGACGCGCCGTGGCATGGTCAACAAATATCTGCGGGCGATCGATCAATGGTTCGAGCGCGAGAAGAACGACGATCCGGGCTGGCTTGCGCCGGGTTGCGACGCCAATGGCTATCCGCGCGATCAACTCCACCCATGGAATGCGACATGACGACGAGATCATGAGCCATGTGTGTCTGTTCGAGGGTATCGGGCTCGGCGTATTGCTCGTGATCGCCGTGTGGGTACTGTCGGCGCATCTTCCGTGAGAAGAGTTTTTGTCATGACCGGCTGCCGCATGGTGGGGAACACGCAGGGGCAGCCGGCCACTATCCGATGGACTTTCTGCAACGGGGTACGAGGTAGATTGTCCTTCGGAATCTGTGCTGGTAACTTGTTTGTTCACGGCCAGTCAATGGCCCTGATGGGGTAGGCACCGCCCTCGCACCAGAGAGGGTACAGCAATGGCAATTCAACGAGCCTTTGCGCGCGGTGAGCGCGTCAAACTGCAGGAAGCTTTTGCACGTGCGTTGATGGCGAAACGAGATTTGGATTGGCTGAAGCGGCGCGGCACGGTCACCTATTGCAGTCCGCAGACTGTGTACGTGCGATGGGATGGCCGAAACACGCTTGACAATCTGCCGATCAAGGGCGTCGAGCATGCCGAGCAGCGCGAGTAATATCGAGCTGCGTGTTGCGGCGGACGTCTTCGACCAGTGCATCCATGCACTGTTTCCATGTCGCATCGAAATTGGAATACCACCCCGGATCACCGCGGAAGGTTGCAACGTGCGTGCGCTGCCATATCGGCAGCTTCATCAGCGCGGCCAGCAGGATCAGCGCTGCAAACATAAATACAATTCGACGAGTCAAGGACATGACGCCTCGCAAGCCGAGTACAGAATTTCGTGGTTATAAAAACAACCGTGAGCCGGACCCGTGGTGGAAAGGCGGCGTTGCCAAATCGCCAAAGGCCGATGCGAAGTCTAGACTGAAGCAGACGCGAGCACGAGCAGCCAAAGCGCGCGAGCGCGCGATGCCCGGCAAGAAGAAGCCGTCCGGCGATCAGATCATCGGCTGGATACAGCGAAACTGCTACGTGCCTGAAGGCAAGCTGCTGGGGCAGAACTTTCAGCTCGACGAGTGGCAGAAAGACGAGATCAGGCGAATTTACGACAACCCGCACGGCACGCGGCGCGCCATCCTGTCGTTTGCGCGCAAGAACGGCAAGACTTCGCTGGCTGCGGTGCTGATGCTGGTCAATCTGTGCGGCATCTCCGCGATCCCGAACTCTTCGCTGTACTCGGCGGCGCAAAGCCGTGAGCAGGCGGCGCTGATCTTCAATCTGGCTGCCAAGATCGTCCGCATGTCGCCGGGTCTGCGCGACGGCGTCACGATCAAGGATTCAACCAAGGAGATGTACTGCCACGAGATCGGCACGCGCTATCGCGCGCTGTCGGCGGAAGCGTCTACGGCGTTCGGTCTATCCCCGGTTTTCATCGTGCATGACGAGCTGGGGCAGGTTCGCGGGCCGCGCTCGCAACTGTACGAGGCGCTGGAGACCGCGACCGGCGCGCAGGAGAACCCGCTGTCGATCATCATTTCGACGCAGGCGCCGGCCGACACCGATTTGTTGTCGGTGCTGATCGACGACGCGATCGCCGGCCACGATCCGCGCGTGATCTGCAAATTGTACACCGCGCCACTGACGGACGATCCGTTTGCCGAGGAGACGATCAAGATCGCCAACCCGGCCTATGGGTCGTTTCTCAATCCGACCGAAGTCATGGCGATGGCCGACGACGCCAAGCGCATGCCGTCGCGCGAGGCCGAATATCGTAATCTGATTCTGAATCAGCGTGTCGAAGCAGTCGCGCAGTTCATCGCACCGACGGTGTGGGCGAAGTGCGGCGCGCCGGTCGGCGACATCACCAAGTGTCGCGAAGTCTACGGCGGGCTCGATCTGTCGGAAGCCAACGATCTCACCGCACTGGTGCTGATCGGCAAGATCGATCAGGTCTGGCACGTCAAGCCATACTTCTGGATGCCGGAAGCCAACATCTTCGAGCGCGCGAAGACCGATCACGTGCCGTACGATCTATGGCTCAAGCAGGGTTATCTCGAAACGGTGGCCGGCGAAGCGATCACCTACGACGTGATCGCGACGCGGGTCTGCGAAATTCTGGCCGAACACCCGGGCTTGCAGAAGATCGCTTTCGATCGCTGGAACTACCCGCAGTTTCGGCCTTGGTTGACGCATCACGGTTGGACTAATTCAAAGATTGATCAAAAATGGGTCGAGTTTGGCCAAGGTATCCAGAGTATGTCACCGGCTCTGCGCGAGTTGGAAAGCCGGATTCTGCGGCAGGAGATCGCGCACGGAAATCATCCTGTGCTTAATATGAACGTAGCCAACGCGGTTGTTGAAGGAAACAAAGACGCTGCTTTCACCAAAGATTCTTCGACGCGCAAGTTGTCTAAGAAGCGTTCGAATGGCCGCATCGACGGCTTGGTAGCTTTGACAATGGCCATTGGTATCGCGCCGATGGCTGCAAAAGTAGACATCTCCGCTTTGATAGGGTAAACAAATAACGCAACGGCTGGAGCACTTGCAATGCTCCAGCCGTCACTTGACCTAGCAACCTGTCTGGAGGCTGCCATGCCCAAAGCTTTGGATATCACAAATCGACGTTTCGGACGACTCATCGCCCGCAAGATAGCGGGTCATGTGCGCGGGAACGGAGGCCAAAGTTATATCGTTTGGTTATGCGATTGCGATTGCGGCAATCGAACCAAAGTAACTACAGCCAATCTTAGACAGCCGGGCGGCACAAAGTCCTGTGGTTGTTATTGGCTGGACCTTCAAGGGTCTCGTAATCTTCGTCACGGTCAAACCCGCAATGGAAAAATTAGCGGTGTGTACAACAGTTGGGCCGGCATGATCCAACGTTGTACTAATCCCAATTCTCAAGTTTGGAAATACTACGGTGGGCGCGGCATCAAGGTTCACAAGCCTTGGTTTCGTTTCGAAGCTTTCTACGCGTACGTTGGCGATAAGCCAAAAGGCAAGACGCTAGACCGCTACCCGAATCAAAACGGCGATTACAAACCGGGCAATGTTCGCTGGGCTACGCCAGCAGAGCAGGCCAATAATCGACGTCTTCGAAAAAGAGGTTACAGGAGAAAATTCAAATGAATCGCCACGTGATCGAGCACACGGCGCCACCGGAGCGTGGTTTTCGACGCAATCCGCTGCCTGTCTCACAAGGCAACTGTTTTGTGCGCATGCTGACCGCCAAGGTGATTGGCCAGTTGCGCAACATGGCACCGATCTCGGTCGCCACCGGAATGTGGCCGAGCGACAGAATCACAGCCGAGATTTTGGAACGCGCATCGAGCGCGCCGGCCATGACGGGCGTAGCCGGTTGGGCTGCCGAGCTGACACAGCGGTTGGTCAGTGACGCGATCTCGATCATGAGTGGCGTATCGGCCGGCGCCGAAGTGCTGCGGCGCTGCTTGATGCTGGCGTTGGATCGCAACGGCTTTTTGGTGCCGGGTCTGGTGGTTGACGCTACCGGCGCTTCGTTTGTCGCTGAAGGTGATCCGATCCCGGTGCACAATCTTGCGACGACGCCAGGATCGATTCCGTTTACCAAGCTCGCCAGCATCGCGGTTTTGACAAGAGAAATGGTTGAATCGAGCAACGCCGAAGCGCTGATCGGCAACGCGCTGGGACGTGCAGCCGGTTTGGCGCTCGATGCCGTGCTGTTTTCCAGCGCCGCCGCGACATCAGCAGCGCCGGCTGGCTTGCGCAACGGCATTGGTGCTTTGACGGCAAGCGTCAACACCGATCCGTTCGCAGCGGTGTTCGAGGACATGGCAACGCTGTTCAACGCGGTCGGTCAAGTCGGCGGTGCCGGCCCGTTTGTTCTGGTTGCGGGTCCCGGCCGCGCGATAACCTTTTCCATGCGGGTCGGCGGTGGCGCACAGTTATCGGTTTATCCGGTGGCGTCCAGCTTCGTCGGCAATGACCTGATCGCGATTGCACCACAGGCGATCGCGGCTGCGCTCGGCACGGAGCCGGTCATCGAGGCAGCAAAGGCCGGTGTTTTGCATATGGACACGGCGCCATCGGCGTCGCCTTCGGCCGGCGCGCGAAAAGAGATGTATCAAACCGATTCGATTGCAGTGAAAATGCACTGGCCAGTATCTTGGCTTTTGCGCGATGCGCGCGGCGTGGCGTGGCTGACGCCGGCCTGGAAGTGATCACCATGAAGCATTTCGCGCAGTTCGAGCCGCCATCGCTGCCGCCGGTGGTCGTGGTCGAGCACACGCCGAAAGGCTGGCGCGGTCTGACGGCGGACGGTCAGGTGCTCAACGTGGAATCCGCCAACGGGCATCCGGTCGAGATTCCATTCGGCGGCAATCTCGCGGTGACACGCGCGGGTCAGATCATCGGCTATCGCGATATTCCGGAGCAACCGACGCCTGGGCTGATCGACAGCTACACGCGCTGCTATGATTTGGCGCTGCGCGCCGTGAGAGCCGGCAGGCTCGACATGGCACTGACCCACGTCGAGACCGCGATATCGTTCGTGCCGACGCTAACCGCGCGCTACAACCGCGGCATGATCCTGCTCGAACTCGGACGCTGGCGCGAAGGCTTCGACGACTACGCGTACGCGATGGAGTACGACACGTCGCCGTACATGCGTCCGGAGTATCGCACGTGCCTCGAATGGGGATTGAAGCGCTGGCGCGGCGAGGACCTTCGCGGCAAGCGCATTCTGCTGGTGCACGATCACGGGTTCGGCGATTCGATCATGATGCTGCGCTATGTGCGCGTGCTTCAGGCGATGGGCTCCAACGTCACGTTGTGGTTGCCGCCGGAGCTGCAACGGCTGGCGGCGCCGCTGGCGAAGGTCACCGGCGAGATCGTGCACGCGGATTATTTCTGTTCGCTGCTGTTCCTGCTGCACACGCTGCAGCAGACACCGGCGACGATTCCACTGCAGCCGTATCTGTCGGTCGATACGAAATTGCGCGGCAAGTGGCAGGATCGGGTTGGGCACAAAAAGCCGATCGGCGTGGCGTGGACGCCGGGCCGGACGCACGATGGCGACTACCCGCGCGCCGTTCCGCTCGAATTGTTGCGCAAGGCGTTGCCTGACGCCGCGCTGGTCAGCGTGCAGCAGCAGGGCGCTGAAGAAGCGCAGGCGTTCGGTGTCGAGCACTACACGTTCGAGGATTTCGCCGACTGTGCGGGACTGATGGCATGTTGCGATCGGATCATCACCGTAGACACCGCCGCCGTCCACCTCGCGGGCGCTGTCGGTCATTCGCGGATTTCGCTGTTGCTTGGTCATTGGGCAAGCTGGCGCTGGTTGTCGCCGTTGTACGAGAACGTTTGCATTTATAGGCAGGCGCCGCCGGGTGATTGGAGCGGCGTGCTGAAATTGCTTTGAGTGACGGGGTTGGGGAATCCCGGGGAGCCATCATGAACAGCAACCGTCTGATTCGACGACAGCGGCAACGCGAAGATTTTCTCGATCGTTTTCTCGACGAGATCGACGATAAAACAGTTGATGAGGACGTGCGGTTTGATCTGGTATCAAAACAGGTTCGAGGTGCTGCGCCACGCGGCGGCGATAACACCCACTGAAGGTCTGGTGCTTGAGTTCGGCGTGGCTTCAGGAAGCACTGTTCGTTGCTTAGCCGAAACACCAGCATTGTGCGAGCGATCCATCTACGGGTTCGATTCGTTCAAGGGTTTGCCAGAACCATGGGCGTCGTATCCGGTCGGACATTTCGCTTGCGACATTCCAGAGGTGCCAAAAAATGTCGGGCTCGTGGTGGGGATGTTCGAACATACGATCAAGCCGTTTTTGCTGGTTCATCCGAACAACGTTGCGCTGCTTCATATTGATTGCGATCTCTACTCCAGCGCTCGGTGTGTACTTGAGCAGCTCTCACCCCGAATCGTCTCCGGTACTGTTATCGTGCTAGACGAGTATTTCATTCTTGTTGAGCACGAGCAGCGGGCTTTCAACGAGTGGCTGTCGAAGACGGGCCGCAGGTTTCGCAAGGAAGCGCGATCTGTCGAACAGTTGTGCGGCGTGATCGAAAGCTAGAAAAGCCTTCTCCCGGAGTTGCAATAGCGGGCGGTCAATGCTAGATAACAGGCATGGACGAGAACAAACAAACAACCGAGACGGCGGAAGAGCGCGAGAAGTTGTTGAATCAGCTCGACGCGACTGGCCGCAGTCTGGTCGAGCGGATTCTGGCGCAGCATCCGGAGCTGACGGCGGCGGAAGCGATCGCGCACGTCCAGGAGATGGGCGGGCTGTAGTCTCGCGCGGCGGCGGTGCTGGCCACGATGTGTCCGGCGAGCCGCGCGACGAGCAGGGCCGTTGGACCGATGGCGGCGGCGATGGTAGCGACAGCTATTCCAGCAGCCCGCCGAGTTCACGTGAAAAAGACAAGCATGTCGCAGCGGTCTACAAGCCGACTGGCGCTGCGGTTACCGCAGCCAAGAAAGCCGGTCGCACGCCGCTGGAATTTCATCAACTGACGGCGGACGGTAATCAGCGTTTCCACGATGCGATCATTAAGGCGAAAGAAAACCTGAAGTTCGGCGCGTCGGTGCATGCCTACGATGCCGCTGACTATCGCGGCATGAAGACCTACGTGACGCCCGACGACAAGGCCGGCTTCGCGCTCAAGCCGGACGGTGATATCGTATCCGCATTCAGTCAGTCGAAGGCCAAGCGCGCCGGTGATTCGATTTTGGCGTTGGCGGTGCAGCACGGTGGCCGCAAGCTCGACGCGTTCGACACGGTGCTGCCGGCGATCTACAGCGACAACGGCTTTCGCGCAGTGGCGCGGATTCCCTGGAACGAAGAGTACAAGCCGGCCGATTGGGACAAGAACACGTTCAAGAAATTCAACGGCGGCAAGCCGGATGTCGTGTTCATGGTGCACGATCCGGCAAACGCCGCGCCCTACAAGCCGGGCGACGGCAAGCGCGTGTCGAGTTACGAGGAAGGTGTTGCCGAGCAGGACAAGGCGCTGAAGGAGATCGAGAAGGGGCGCGAGCATCCGGGCAAGGGCTATTCCCAGAACGCCTATGTCGATCATCAGGGCGTGATTCACACCTCGAACGTTTATGACGCGCAGCGCGCGCTGTTCGAGGATCGCAAGGTCGAGCTGACGCAGGTCAAGCAGATATCGACCTTGATCAAGCGGCTCGGTGAGACCGCCGCGGAGATGGCCGAGCACGGTGAAACTGCGCCGACCTTCAATCTCTGCAACGTCAGCGTCAAGGGCACCAACTTGTTTTGCGCCGACCAGATTGGCATTCCGCGCGTCGAGATGCCGGTGATCCGCGCCGGCAAGACCAAGGACTTCATCAAGCATCTCAAGAAGCTTGGCTACAAGATCGAAGAGACCAAGGAGGAAGCGCGCAATCTTCGTGCCACACAGAACGAGATCAGTGGTACTAAGGTCGCTGCCGCGATGGCGCGGATCAAGCAGGAAGGTTTCTACAAACGTCTCGTGGTGTCGCGTGATGATTACATTCTCGATGGTCATCATACCTGGGCTGGTCAGCTCGGGCTCGACGCCAAGGATGGCGATCTCGAAGATGACGGCCGCGAAGTCAAGATCGCGCGGGTCGATATCTCGATCACCAAGTTGCTCGAAGAAGCCGAGAAGTGGACCGGCGGCGCCGGCAAGAAGCCGGCCAGCGAAGCGCCAAAGGGTTATCAGTTCGTCACGCTGCGCGAGGCGCAGCGGTTACTGGACGTGACGACCTACCAGAAGTTCGTCCTGATTGCGGGGCAGTTTCTTACAGCCAATGGCCATCTCGCGCGTGGCATCGAGAACATTCGGATCACGGTGCCGATTGCGCGCGAGTTTGACGACGCGCTGCATCCGCATCAGCCGGCCGGGCAGGGTGGTGGTCAGTTCGCGCCGACCGGCGGCAGTGACAAGCCGGCGGCGCCGAAGAAGCCGGCGGCGTCGCCGGCAGCGGCAGCAGAACCGGCTCAACTACAACCTGAACCTCCGGGATACGGATTGTCGCCAGCCGAGCACGACAAGCTCGATGATTGGACAATGGGCGAGCCGAAATCGGCGGCCTACAGCAAGATGCGCAAAGACCCGAAGATGATCGCGATCATGGCCAAGCTGCCCAAGTACGAGGGCACGGTTTATCGCGGCACATCGTTCTACAAAGGCAAGATCGGTTCGATCAAGGTCGGGAGCATCGAAGACATCATCGGCAAGACGTTCGATATCTCCAAGCTGTCATCGTCATCGACTGATGGTGCAAAGGCTGCGGAATTTGCTGTAAATGACGTGCTGAGCCCGACGACCGGTGAGCTGAAAAAAGGCTATACGGCCGTGGTTTTCAAGATGGATCAGATGAGTGGACATCAGGTGCCGTCGGATATCGATCGCGGCGTCGAGAAAGAAGTCGTGCTGATGCCGCACACTACTTTTCAGGCGATCAATGTCGCCGATATGACGGAAGCGACCAATGGTGTGAAGTACAAAGAAGTCACGATGAGGGAAGTATGAGCGAAGACAGGCTCGGCGCTCGCATCACGGAAGAGACCGACGACACGGAATGGCTCACGCCGGTCGGGCAGAAGTTTGATCCGAACGAACCGCGTGATGAGCAGGGTCGCTGGACCGATGGCGGCGGCAGTGATGACGCCGGGTCGAGCAAGCCGGTCGGCGGTGGCGGCAAGGAAGGCGGTCAAGGCAAGAAAAAGGTCGAGAAGCTCGCCGATTTCCAGAAGGACGGCGTGCGTATCGATGCCAGTACGGCGGCCGACGACGCCAAGGCGCAAAAATTTCTAGAGCGCTGGAATGATAAGATCGGCGAGGCGCCGGCCGAGTTCAAGCAGGAATTTCTCGGTGGCCTCAACGGCACGATGAAAGTTGGTTACGACGAACGCGAAGACCGAATCGATATCGACGGCCAGATCAAGGACGACAACGGCAGCACGATCGCGGATTATACGCGTTATGTTTTTCCTGGCCAGAACCGGGCCTATTCCGCTTACTTTGAAGTCAAACGCGCAGCGCAGCACGGAAAAGGTGGCCAGAACATCGGCAAGACGCTGCTTAAAGCCAACGTCGAGATGTATCAGAAGCTCGGTCTCGACAAGGTTACGGTGTCGGCCAATCTCGATGTCGGCGGCTACGCCTGGGCGAAATACGGCTACGTGCCGACGCGCAGTTCATGGGATTCATTGCGCGGCGCGATCGCCGACAAGCTGAACGACAACGGTGATCGCGCCAGCCATCGCGCGTCAGGTTCGGGTTATACGCCAGAAGAGTGGGATGCGATCGGTAACGACGATCAAAGCCGGATCGAGCGGGCATGGATGGAGTCGGTGCGCGACGAGTTCGTTCAATCCGAAGAGCAGAACTACCGCGAGAGCGGGCAGGCGATGGAAGATGCCAAGCGCCAGCTCGCCGACAATTTCGATCCAACCGACAAATGGGCCGTGGCCGCGCTCAAGACGTGGCGCGAAGGGCTCGACGACGAAGGCAAGAGCATTCCCTACACCAACGAGGAATTGCTTAACGCGGTGACGATAGACGATTACTCGTCGCGCTATGGCGAGGGTCGTGACGATCCTGACATCGAGATCGACGACAAGCAGCTTCCTGATTTGCAGCCTGGACAGGGGACGCTGCCCGGCATCGAGGTAGCGCCTGCGCTTAGCGATGACACACGCGACAAAATCGTTAGTGTGCTTACTGAGGCGTTCAACGAACAGGCTGAAACCGACGCCGACAACGCTGATTATACGCCGGATGATCACTACATTCGCGAGTCCATGGGCGAGTACTGGGATTCGATGAGCGATCGCGACAAGTACGCCTGGGCCGAACGCAACAGCGAGTTGCCGGAATATCCGCTCGATGACGACGAGGATGTCGAGCCGGTCGAAGTAGCGGATGACACACAGCGCAGTGCGCTGTTGAAATTGACCGATAGCAATAATCCGAAGGCGCTGTGGGCGATCGCCGATTCACCGGCGGGCAAGGATTTGCTGCTCAATACCACTTGGTCCGGTGTGCTTGATCTCAAGGACAAGGACACCATGGATCGTTTCAACGCCTACGTCGGCAAAAAGAAGGCCGCTTGAGCGATGCCGAAGCCTGAAAAAGAATTGTACTACCGCGACAAGGGCAAGCGGCATGATGAGACATTGCACACGCCGATTCTCGCTGAGGGCGACCACGCAGCCGCGCAGAAGATCAGCGACAAGGTCGCGCGTGAGATCGGTTTAACCGACGCCGAGATCGAGGCATTGCACGCGCCAGTCCCACCGAAGAAGACAGGCAAGTAAGACACCAGCATTGTGAGCCCGGGGGGTCGCGATGTGAGTGAACGATGGTGTTCGGCCCGCTAGACAACGTTTCCAAACAAACCTGGATTCTGATCGTTGTGATCGCCGTTGTGGTGGTCACGGCGATTTTGTTGGTTCAGCTATAGGAGAAGCTCATGCCGATCAAGCCGCACAAGGGCGAGAGCCAAAGCGATTTCATGGGTCGCTGCATGCATGAGCTTGGCCAGAGCGACACCGAGCGTCCGCAGGATCAGAAGGTCGCGATCTGCATGAGCGCGTGGCGTGATGCGCATGGCGGTGAGCCGCCGAAGAAGTCGTGCGATCCGAACGACTATGACGACGATGAGCACGAAGAGTTTATGGCCGATTGTATCGATGAAGGCGGCGACGAAGACGAATGCGCAATGCGCTGGAACGAGGAACGCGGCGCAAAGCCGCCGGTGCAGCGCGTCGAGCATAAGCCACTGTATCACAAGACCCACAGCGGCACCGTGCAGGAAATGGAGTTCGTCATGTCTGACGAAACCGTTGATCGCATGGGTGATGTGATCTCGGCGAGCGGCTGGGAGCTGGAGAACTTCCACAAGAATCCGGTTTGTCTGTTCAATCACAGGGCTGATTTCCCGATCGGCCGATGGAAAAATCTGCGCGCTGAGAAAGGCGCGCTGCGCGGCTATTTGCAACTGGCACCGGAGGGCACTTCACCGCGGATCGACGAAATTCGACGGTTGGTCGAGGCCGGGATTCTGTGTTCGGTCTCGGTCGGTTTTCATCCGCTTGAAAGTGAGCCGCTCGACAAGAAAGCCGGTTCGTTCGGCGGCATGCGTTTTCTTAAGCAGGAATTGATCGAAACTTCGCTGGTCAGCGTGCCGGCGAACCCGAATGCCTTGGCGATTGCCAAATCGCTGGGGGTCAGCTCCGCAACAATCGACGTCGTCTTCGCCAAGCACGGCAACAGAGAGGACGTCAGGACGCGGGACTTCACTGCCAAGCACGGCAACACGTCTCATGATCGAAGGGGCAGGATTATGCCCGAAGTTCAACTGTCACAACGCATTATCGATCTGCAGCAGCAGATCGCGAACCTGCAAGAAGGATTGCAGGCGCATCTCGATAAGATGGACGACACCAATGTCAGCGATGCTGATATGCAGAAGACCAACGATTACAACGCAAGAATCACGCAGATGCGTAACAACCTTGCGGGGTTGATCGAGTCCGAAAAGAATCTCGCCGCGTCGGTGGATTCTGTTGTCGATCAGCGGCGGCAACGCGCGCTGGCGACGACATCGATGAGCAGAGACCCGGAGATCGTCAGTCCGGCAATTCTCAGGCAGTCGAAAAAGGACTGGGAACCGATCGACTACCTCGTGCACGCAGGTGTTTGCCACGCGCTGGCGAAAATCTGCGGAACGTCGCCGCACTTCGAGATGACGCGCATCTACGGCAACGACGACGCGCACAAGACGGTGCTCGACTGGACCATGCGCGCAGCCGCAGCACCGGCCATGACGACGGTGGCCGGCTGGGCGCAGGAGCTGGTGCATCAAATCTACGCTGACATGATGGCGCTGCTGTTGCCGCAGTCGGTGTTTCCGCGGTTCTCTGCCAAGGGCATGACGCTGAGCTTCGGCAACGCCGGCAAGATTCTGCTGCCGACGCGCTCGGCAACGCCGTCGATCGCCGGCTCGTTCGTCGGTGAAGGCATGGCGATCCCGGTGCGGCAAGGTGCGTTCACCAGCCAGACCTTCACGCCGAAAAAGATGGGCGTGATCACGACTTGGACTCGCGAGATGGGCGACCACAGCATTCCCGCGATCGAGGGCGTGCTGCGTGAAGCCATCCAGCAGGACACTGCGATCTCGCTGGATTCGGTTCTACTCGACGCCAATGCGGCGACCACGATCCGTCCGGCTGGTCTCCTGAACGGTGTCGGTGCGACGACGGCGACGGCCGGCGGCGGTGTTGCGGCGGTGGTCGGCGATATCAAGGCTCTGCTTGGTTCGCTGGTCACGGCGACTAAGGGCAATGTTCGTTCCCCGGTATGGCTGATGAACCCGGTGGACATGCTGTCGGCCTCGTTGGTGTTTGCCGCCAACACTGGCACGTTCCCGTTCCGCGACGAGATCGGTCGCGGCACGCTGAACAATATCCCGATCATCGACTCGGCCACGGTGACGGCCAAGACGGTGATCCTGACCGACGCGGCGGATTTTGTCGTCATGCAAGGCGACAACGTGCGCTTCGACATCTCGGATCAGGCGACGTTGCACATGGAAGACACCAATCCGCTCGATCTGGTGTCCGGATCGCCCGGTGTCGTGGCGTCGCCGCAGCGCTCGCTGTTCCAGACCGACAGCCTCGCGCTGCGCATGGTCTTCCCGGTGAACTGGGCGTTCCGCCGCAGCGGCATGGTCAGTTGGACCCAGAATGTGACATGGTAGACTTTACTTTACTGGTATCATACTGATAGGGTGCCCTCTGTCAACTTAAAAACAGAGGGTATCCAATGCGCCAATTGACAATCGAGAAAGGCGACAAATTCGGAAAACTTACGGTGATCCGAGAGGTTGCTAAGATTGGTCATTACCGGGCTTTCAAGCTCAAATGTGAATGCGGAAACACCACGACGGTTAAGCTCAACGCGTTGCGCAAGAAAAAACGTCCAACACTTTCGTGTGGATGTTTGCATATCGCATCCTTGGGTAATCGTCGCACACATGGGATGTCAAAGACACTGACTTATACGACATGGCTAGCGATGAAGAATCGTTGCGAAAATCTGAGCCACAAAGCCTATGTGAACTATGGTGGACGCGGCATTCGTGTTTGCAAGCGGTGGCAAAAGTTCGAGAATTTCCTCGAAGATATGGGGGAGCGACCGAACGATCAGTCTGAGATCAGTCGCATAAACAACGATGGCAATTATCAACTTGATAATTGCGAATGGACCGATGACGGGACGGCGCAGATTCGCAACCGTCGAAAACAAAAAGATACGAGCAGTCGATTTCGTGGTGTTGATTATTGGGTGTCCAATAACAGTGTCACCGAAGGCTGGCGTGCTCGTATCACGATTGACGGCAAGCTACATCACATCGGTCTGTTCGACCGGGAAAAGAAAGCAGCGCGTGCCTACGATGAAGTCGCGCGTTTGCATAAGGGATACATTCTCAACTTCCCGAAATGAAAATTATGAACGTCGGCACTTATGCATAGGTGCCGGCGTTGAGATGTCGCGTTCCTCGTGGTGACGGAGTCCTTGACCGACACGGGGCGTCTGGGCGGAAGTGACAGCAAATGGGCTTCCGCCCCTTTTTCCCGAACAACGGAGATCATCATGGCTGAACAGCATTTGAGTGAAAACGCACGGCGCGAGCTGGAGGCGAACCGCGAGGCGCGTGCCGAATCCTATCGGCAGTTCGCCGAACGCACCAAGGGCAAACCGACGCCGACGCAGGACGAGAACGATCGCGCCATGCTCGGCGAATCTTTTATCGGTGTCGAGCACGAGCATGACGGCTCCGATCCTGATCCGAACGAGGAACAGCGTCGGCAGTTCGAAGCGCAACGCGGCGGCAGCTATCAGACGCGGCAAACGCAGGCGCGTCCGGCGCATCAGCCGTCAAAGCCGGCATCATCGAGCTAACAACAACCAAACGGCCCCGGTCTTTGCCGGGACCGTTGTCTCCAGCGCAAAGGTCCGGCATGTCATGGGCGCTCGCGAGTTGCTCGCGCGTGGATTGCGCACGCTTACCAAGGCGGTCGAAGGCGCGCCGCGACCAGGGCCGTACAGTCTACCCGTTACGGGCGGCTGGCTGCCGGACGGCAGTCCGACCAACTGGTGGCAGCTCGGGCAGGACCCGAATCCGTATGGCACGCGATCGGCGATGGTGGAAGCGTGCATATCGGCCTACTCGCAGACCATCGCGATGTGCCCCGGCGATCACTGGCGCAAGAAACCCAAGGGCGGACGCGAGCGTGTCGCCAATTCGGCGCTGTCGCGCATCCTGAAGAAGCCTAACGCTTACCAGACGCCGTCCGATTTCATGCTCAATGCGGTGCGGCAGGTCTATCTCGACGGCAATGCGTACGCGCTGGCGCTGCGCAATGACCGTTTCGAAGTTTCAGAATTGCATTTGATGGACACACGGCTGTGCAAGCCGGTCGTCGCGACTACCGGTGATGTGTTCTACCGGTTAGCCGGTAACGCCGTGATCGAGAAAATGATGCTCGACGAATACCCGCTCTTGGTGCCGCAGCGGGACGTTCTGCACATCCGCTTGCACGCCGACCGGCGATACCCGTTTCCGCTGTGGGGCCAGACGCCGTTGCTGTCGGCCGCAGCGGACATGGCGACAACGGATGCGGTGATGTCGCAACAGATTCAGTTTTATCTGAATCAGGCGCGGCCATCGGCGGTGCTGACCACTGATCTCGATCTCGACGCCGATCAGGTAGTGGCGTTGCAGGATCGCTGGGATGAGCGGTCGCGTGCGATGGCGCAGGGCAAGACGCCGGTGTTGACTCACGGCCTGAAGGTGATGCCATGGGCGTCGGTCGGTCGCGATGCGCAGCTCGCCGAACTGTTGAAATTCTCGAAAGAGAATATCGCGCTGGTGTTTCGCGTACCTTTGGCGGTGCTCGGGCTCGGCGGCGCGACCTTCGGATCGACCGAAGCGCTGATGCAGTTCTGGATTTCGACCGGTCTGGGATTTGCGCTCAACCATGTCGAGCAGGCGTTCGATCGGCTGTTTCAGCTCAAGGGCCAGCCGGATGAGTACACCGAGCTATCAACCAAGGCGTTGCTGCGCTCGGCGGCCAAGGATCGCATCGAGGCGTTGAAGGAAGGCGTCATGGGCGGCATCTACTCGCCCAACGAAGCGCGCAACGAAGAGGATTTGGATAGTGTGCCGTTCGGCGACGAGCCGCGCGTGCAGCAACAAGTGGTGCCGTTGAGCGCGGCTTCAGCCATTCAACCGGGCGCAGGCGGCGCGACGGGGCCGCATCCGCCGCCCGCGCCGCCGGCCGGCGGCCAGCCGCCTGCGGGAGGCGTGCCGATCGTTTCGTCTCAACCATCTTCGAAAGCCGACAGTTATGACGATGCAGCCTCAATCGAACGGGAAAGCCGACGAATTTTTGCTGCCGCCGCCAGAGTCTACCGACATCCTACTTGATGCGTGGCGCAAGATTCTCGGCGAAACGCTGGCGGAAGAGCGCGCCAATTGGCAGCGCAGTCGCGAATTGTCGGAAGCGCGATCCGCGCAGATCATCGCCGAGCTGAAGACGCAATCGATGCAGCTCGTCACCGAGCTGGCGACGCGCACGTTCGAGTTGGAGCGCAAGCTTGAAGCATTGGTGCATCAGAAGTTGTCCGATGCCGAAGTCATGATAAAAGATCGCTTGTCCAACTTGCGCGATGGTGCGCCCGGCGAGAAGGGTGAGCGCGGCGAGCGCGGCGAGAAAGGTGATCCGGGTGGCATCGGGTTAACAGGGCCGCAAGGCTATGCCGGTGAACGCGGCGAAAAGGGTGAACGCGGTGCTGTAGGTGCGCCCGGGCCGCAAGGATCGCAGGGCGAGCGCGGCGAGAAGGGCGAGCGCGGTGACGTTGGTACTGTCGGGGAGACGGGCGAAAAAGGTGATCGGGGCGAGCGGGGCGAACCAGGAGAAAGAGGCGAACATGGCGAAAAAGGCGAGCAAGGCGAAAAAGGCGAGCAAGGCGAAAAGGGCGAGCGCGGCGAACAAGGACCGCGCGGTGAAGCGGGTACGCCCGGGCGGCAAGGCGAAAAAGGCGAAAAAGGCGAAGCGGGCGAGGACGGCAGCGACGGACTGACCATCATCGGACCCGAAGGCCCGTGCGGGCCTTCCGGTCCGCGTGGTGAGCGCGGCGAGACCGGGCGGGAAGGTCTGCGCGGTCAGCCGGGCGCAATGGGTCCGGTCGGCGGGCAAGGCCCGCGCGGCGAACCGGGCGAGCCCGGTGCACCGGGTGCGGATGGCCCGGCAGGTCCGGCAGGCTCGGTCGGTCCAAGCGGACCACCGGGCGAGTCCGGCGCACCGGGCGATATCGGCCCGATGGGTCTGCGCGGACCTATGGGCGAGCGCGGTGAGCGCGGTGAGCGCGGCGCCAAGGGCGATCCCGGCGATATCGTGATCGGTCCGCAAGGGCCTGCAGGCGAACGTGGTGAGCGCGGCGCACCGGGCGCGCATGGTCCGACAGGTCCGGTCGGTCCACGCGGTGAACAGGGCAAGCCGGGGCGTGACGGAGTTGACGGAGTACGCGGCGCACCGGGCGCGCATGGTCCGACAGGTCCGGCTGGTCCGCGCGGCGAGCCGGGTCTACCTGGGCGTGACGGAGCTGACGGAGCGCGCGGCGCCGATGGCGCACGTGGCGCCGACGGCGCGCCGGGGCGTTTGCCGCCGGTCAAGCAGTGGCAAGCCGACGTCGTGTATTATGCCGGCGACGTGGTGAGCCACGAGCGCGGATCGTATCAGGCGCTGAAAGACACCAGCCGGCAGCCGGGCCGTAATCACGATTGGATTTGCATCGCCAGCGGCGGCGTCGATGCACGGTCGCCGCATGTGCGCGGCACCTATGATCCAACGGCCAGCTATCAGGCGCTCGACATCGTTGTCAGCAACGGCGGCAGTTTCATCGCCAGGAAAGACGATCCGGGCGAGCTGCCGGGCGACGGCTGGCAATTGATGGCGCGGCAAGGCCAGCGCGGCGTTGCCGGCGAGAAGGGCGAACGCGGCGAGCCCGGCGCACCGGGAGCGAAAGGCGAGCCCGGCGAGGTGGTGTTCAAGGGCTGGACCCATGACTGGAAAAACTTCGTTGCCGTGCCGCTGATGGCCGATGGCAAGCGTGGTCCGACCTTGGAGCTGCGCGGTTACTTCGAGCAATTCCAGAAAGACACCGATGGCTGAATACACGGTCAAGGTTCTGGTGCCGGCCACCGGCACTGATCTGTTGACGCTTGACGAAGCCAAGATGTGGCTGGGCATCACTGCGGGCGACACCTCGCAAGATGCGCTGATCGCAAGCTTGATCGACGTGTTTTCCGAAGAGATCGCCGAGCGACTCAACCGGCATCCGACGGTGACGATCGGCTATGAGGAAGTGCAAGAGACATGGCGCGATACGCAGAACGGCCGGATTCATCTGTCGCATTATCCGGTCAAGCAAGCCGATCTCATCAGCGTGTCGGACGCCGGTGTGATGCTGACGCCAGATCAGTACGAGCTTGCCGAGAACTCCGGCAAGCTGTCCAATATCAGTGTCGGCGGCGCCGAGCCGGTGAGTTGGACGCATCCGGTCGTGGTGCACTACAAGGGCGGCTACGCGTTGCCGGACGACTGCCCATTTCCACTGAAACGCGCGGTGGTGCTGTTGATCCGTGAGGAACGGATTCGCATGGTGCAGATGCAGACCGCCGGCATTCGTCAGATTTCGCACAAGGAAAGCCGGGTGGCGTTCTTCGATCCGAACGCGCTGTTGATTCACTCGGCCAGCGCCAAGTCGCCGACGCTGCAGGCGCTCGACAGCATTCTGTATCACTACATGCGGTTCCCGGTCTGATGTTCAACATCGAAGCGCGCACCGAGAAGATCATCGAACGGTTCGATGCGATGACCGAGAAGCTCGACACGTTCGGGGCTACCGACATGCCGAACGAGCTGACCGCTTGGCAGGTCGAGGACATGCACCGGAGATATCCGGAAACCAAGGTAGAAGAGGATCAGGCGAGCACGGAGATTTTCCCGCGTTCGCGCACTTATGCGCAGACGCATCCGCATCGGGTGGCGAAGCCACGGCGACAGATCGCCGCGATGCCGGTGCTGCGTCGTCAAACGAAATTGCAGCATCCGGTGCTGCGTCAGGCGCTGCTCGACATGCTGCATACGCGCATGGCCACGCTGCTCAACGGAAAGATCACATGGCGATAAATTTCTCGGTGACGAACTATCTGCCGGCGCAGAACATCTTCGGGCGCAGCATCACGGTCTACCCGATCAAGTCACAGCCGGGCGAGCCGGCTTATGTCGCTCGCGGCATTCTGGAAACGCGCGGCACCGCGATCCAGACCGATGCCGGCATGGTGGTGATGTCGGATCAGGAAACCATTCTGGATATCCGTGAAGCCGAGTTCGGCGTGATGCCGGTGCAAGGCGACTTGATCGAGATTCCGGCCGAGAACAGCATTCCGGCGGCGGGCACCTTCGAGATCACCGATGCGGCGTGGAATGGTGGCGGTGAAGTGACGTTGACGATCCGGCGCTACGAGCCGCCATCGAACACCTTCGTGATTCCCACAGCGAGCTGATGCGGCTTCCTCCGGAAAACATCGACACCGGCAACACCGGCACGATCCTGGACACCCAAAGCTATGCCTGGGTGCTGCTCGATTGGGTGTTCAATCGGCTGTCGAATGATCCGTTTTTTGTCAACTTCACGGTGGCGCGGATTTCGTCGGCGCTGCCGGTCGAGGTGTGGAATCAGGTGCCGTTTCTCGGGGTGTTTCTCACCGACGAACCACTGACGCCGGACAGCGCGATCAACCAGACAACGGTTCGGTTCGCGCACAGTGTGCAGATTGGTTTTCAGATCATCCTGCGCAACAACGACAGCGACAAGCTTCTGAAAGACCTTGATGCGGTGTCGTGGTTCATTCTGCGCACGCTGTTGCGCGACAGCGACTTGACCAACATGTTCGACAACGCGTCCGGGGCGGCGTTCGAGGGCTTTACGAGTGGCCGGGTGTCGAAGCCGCGTTATGGTCTTTCCGGCAGCAAGAACGAAACGCCGGTCGCGGAACGCGTGGTCAGTCTGACCTTCCGGTTCGTGACGATCTGGGCGCCGTACGGTTTCGACGATCTCGATCAGATTGTAGTGACGACGGCGTTTCCGATCGGCGGCACTGCGCAGGAGCAGGCGGCGGTCGAGCAGGTCACGCTGGTTTACGATTTCACCGAACAGACAGTCACACGCAAGGCTTTTGGGCGCGCGACCAGCATCGGCCGGGCGCAAGGCGTCTAACAACATCAGGAGGTGGTCATGGTGGACGAACAGATGAATGCTGGATTGGCAGAGCGCGAGCAGCGCAAGGCTGAGCGTGTGAAGCGGGTGCGTGAAACGGCCGGCTTGCCGCCGGTGCGCGTGCTGCCGGCCAATGATCTGATGCGCAAGCATCTGCGGCATCCGTCCAACAAAATCGGTTTTCGCGCCGAGGGCAGTGCCGAGTGGCCCAATGACAGCTTCACGCAGATGCGTTTGCGCGACGGCGATATCACGTTGGAGGAAAAGCCGGCCGGACAGGAAGCTGGCACGCAGCCGCAACCGCAGCCTGAAGCATCGCAAGGGCACGCCGAGACGCACAGCAGTCAAGGATCAGCACAGGGCGGTGAGCCCACCACCTGACAACTCTAACTTCTTTGGAGGGCTAACATGCCTGTCTCATTTGCCAACATTCCTGCCAACATAAAGGTCCCATTGTATTGGGTCGAAGTGGACCCTTCGATGGCGGGTCTGCCAAGTATCAATCTACGCGCACTGTTGGTTGGTATCAAGACCACCGCAGGCGCGGCGCCGGCAGATATTCCGCTGCCGATCGGCAGTCAGGCGCAAGCCGACGCTGCGTTCGGTCAGGGCAGCGAACTGTCCCGGATGTTCACTGCGTTCTACGCCAACAATTTCGCCAACGAGGTATGGGGCTTGCCGGTGGCCGAACCGATCGGCGGTGTCGCGGCGAGCGGCACGATCACGTTCACGACGCCACCGACCGCAGCCGGCACTGTCGATTTCTATATCGGCGGCGTGCATGTGCCGGTTAACGTGGCGACGACGGACACCGTGACCACGATGGCGGCGGCAACCGCAGCGGCGATCAACGCGATGGATGAGTTGCCGGTGACTGCGTCGGCGGCGGTTGGCGTGGTGACGTTGACTTGTCTGTGGAAGGGCATTCTCGGCAACGACATCACGGTGCAAATGAACTACTACGGCACGCGCGGCGGTGAAATCACACCGCCCGGGCTCGCCGTGACGCTGCCGGCGACCGGTCAGTTGGCCGGCGGCACCGGCACGCCGATCTTTACCAATGCAATCCTCAACATGGGTGAAGAACCGTTCGAGTATGTCGCGATGCCGTACACCGATTCGACGTCGTTGGCGGCGTGGAACCAGGAATACGGTTTCACAGATACTGGACGCTGGGGTTGGCAGCGGCAATTGTTCGGCCATGTGTTCTCGGCCAAGCGCGACACCTATTCCAATCTGATCACGTTCGGCGGCACGGTGAACTCCGGTGTCGAGTCGATCATGGCGGTCGAAGTCAAGGCGCCGTCGCCGGTGTTCGAATGGACGGCGGCTTATGTGGCCAAGGCGCAGCGCGCTTTGATCAATGATCCGGCGCGACCGTTGCAGGCGCTGACTTTGAACGAGATCAAGGCCGCGACGATCAACAACCGGTTCAAGTTCTCCGAATTGAACTCGCTGGCGTCAACCGGGTTCGCGATCCAGAAGATCGGCGGTGATGGTCAGCCGATGATTGCGCGAGAGAACACGACTTATCAGCTCAATCTCTACGGCCAGCCGGACGATGCTTATGAGCTGGTCACCACGCTGGCGACGCTGGCCAAGCTGCTGCGCAATCAGCGGCAGGCGATCACCAGCAAGTATCCGCGGCACAAGCTGGCCAATGACGGCACCAAGTTCGGACCGGGTCAGGCGATCGTGACGCCGGGTATCATCAAGGGCGAGCTGGTCGCGCAGTACAGTCAGGACATGTTCTCCGGGCTGGTCGAAGACCTGACCAATTTCAAGGCGCATCTGATTGTCGAGCGCGATCCCGACAATCCGAACCGCGTCAACGTGCTGTACCCGCCCGATTTGGTCAATCAACTGCGCATCTTCGCCGTGCTGGCGCAATTCCGTCTGCAGTACGATCGTGGCGTAGACACCGCTATCATCGGACCGGCATCGCCGCCGTTCAACGCCGCGTCGGGCAACCCATAAGCATTTCTCAAATAGCAGGAGGATAAAGTGGCGACACGCTTCGCAGGGACCGCCTTTGTGTCGGTCGATGGTCAGCAATACGCATTGCGCGGCAATTTGACCGTGTCTCCGTCACCGGTCGAGCGCACCATGATCGCCGGCCAGGACGGCGTTCACGGTTACCAGGAATTGCCGCGCGTGCCTTACGTGGAAGGTGATTTCTCCACGATCCCCGGCTTCAGTCTTGAGACGCTGTTGACGCAGACCGATTCCACGGTGATCGCGCAATGCGCCAACACTTACGAGTACGTGCTGCACAACGCGGTGATCAAGGGCGGCTTCGAGGCCAACACCCGCGATGGGCAGGTGCGGATTCGCTGGGAAGGTCTAAATTGCGAAGAAATCCAACTGTAGCGCGTCTAATCGCGACTTAGTCCGCACGTGAAGTCGGACAAGAGCTTAACAGCCGTCTTGCGACAGCCAGAGCGTCGTCGCGATTAGGCGACAAGCAGACATTAGCACAAACCCCTGAAACAAGAAACGGAGCTGGGCCGATGACTCAGCGCACTGACGATCGACGGCTGAAGCATTTCGCCTACACGCATCTGCCGCCGGCCTATCAAGAAATCAGCAAGCCGTGCTGCGAGCTGGCCGAGCACATGGCGAAGCTGTTGCCGGACAATCCCGAACTGACGGCCGGCTTGCGCAAGCTGCTCGAAGCCAAGGACTGCTTCGTGCGCGCCCGCATCGAAGGCTGAACAAACTCACCGGAAGCCAACACAGGAGTTGTTACCATGTCGATAGCTGACGCTACCGAAAACGCTATTCTCTTGCTGATTTTCAACGCTACCACCTGGGCGAACTACGCCAACAATGCTTCGACGTCGCCGGAGACCAACATCATTTGCGCGTTGCACACCGCAGACCCCGGTGACGCCGGCGCGCAGAATACGTCCGAGATCGGCTATTCGTCCTATGCGCGGGTCAACGTCGCGCGCACCTCGGGCGGCTGGACGGTGACCGCCAACAGCGTCAGTCCGGTCGCCGCGATCAACTTCCCGGCCGGCACCGGCGGCTCCGGCACTGCATCGTTCTTCTCGACCGGCAAGTCCGGCGGCGGCGCTTCGCCGATTTTGTGGAGCGGTACAGTAACACCTAATATCGTGTGCGGCAGCGGTGTCACGCCGAGCCTCTCGACGGCGACGACGATCACGCTTGACTAGGATGCAGCGTGAAAACCGGGAGATCATGAAGGCGATCGTCTTCATGATTGTCGTCGGGCTGATCGTTTATGTTCTGGCGATGTGGCTGGGTTGACGTGATGCCGTCATTTGCGACGGCGATCACCTTGAGCCAAGCCTGCCAATACCCTGCTTGGCCTCGCCGGGGGCACGCCGTGACACGTCCCGCCAAACCATGCCTAAGAGCTTTGCAGCTAGGTGTGCTCAGCAGCCCTGTCAACCTGTGAAAGTAAATGAATCATGGATAGTTGCAAGGCTATGCGAGAATGCCTCGAAGAGATGGATGTCGATGGCGCCCGTTCACTCTGGCATCTTATTGCGCCCAACATGCCGCAGCCGAGAAGTAATTACGAGGCCGCTTGCACATTGCACATGGCAAGGACAACCGCAACGTGGATGACACCACGTCAGCGTTATTACAGCCATCGTTGGTGCCTCGATCACGGCGTGATGTCATTGCTGCCGGATCACGAGAAGCCGGCAGCCGAGCGGATGTATCCGCAAGTCGCAAGTTCGGTCGGCATCTCGGTGAAGGGGATATCCGATCTGACGGCGCCGGTGGTGCCGCATGTGCGCAGCGCGATGGAGCACGCGGTGCTCGAAGCCTACGCCGACGGCCGCAAGGACGACATTCCGCATATCAAGCTGCGGATGAAAGAGGCGCGCGCCACGACGATGCGCAAGCTGTTGGGGAAATGAATGGAGTGTCCCAATGGCTCAAACGCTGGTGCTGATCGATTACGATCTAGAGACCCACGAAATCAGGAGGATTATTCATCCGGAGGACGATACGCAGATCGTCCAGCATCCGTGTGAGTCCGGCAATCATGAGCGATGGGGCCGCGTCGAAGCGGATCACAAGCGCTTTCCGATCGTGATCGATGAAGCAGGAAACGCCCGGCCGCTGTACGGTTTGCAGGAATGCATCGACGAAGTTGAGCGCGTCACCGGACGTCGGCCGCGAATGATGCCACATAACGAGTAGCCACGATGGCTACTTATGTTTTTGTTGTCAGTGGCACGACGACCGGCGCACCGCCCGGTGATTATCAGGCCACGGGCTCGACCTGGGACGTTATCGGCGGTGGTGGTTCGGGCGCAGTTGCCAGTGGTGGCGTGCAGCCGAATGCTGGTGGCGGTGGTGGTTGGTCGCAGATCGTCAACGTCGCGTGGTCGTCGGCGCAGACCGTGCAAATCGGTCAAGGCGGCGCGGCGAAATCGACCACCAACACGGCCGGCGCGGCGGGCACCGCGACATGGGCACGCATCGACGGTGGCGGCACCGCGCCTGCGACGACCGCGCAAGGCGTCTTAGCCAATCCCGGCAGTGGCGGCCTCGTCGGCAGCGGGACTGGCACGGCCGGCGGTTCGGTCACCGGCGCAGTTGGCACCACGACGCGCGCGGGCGGCAATGCCGGCGCTGAAAATGATACATCGTACGCCGGTCCCGGCGCTGGCGGCGCAGCCGGTCCGGGCGGCGCGGGCGGCACGGGTGGCGCTGATTCGCAGAACGGTCCGTACGGCGGCTCAGCTGGCGGCGGCGCCAATGGCGGCGGCGGTGCAGGCGGCGCCACCACGGGCGGGCAAGTTGGCACCCAAGGCGGTGCGTCGATCTCGACCGGCAATCAGACCGGCGCATCGGGCGGCACCACCAATACGGCGCCGACAGCCGCGAACGCGGGCAGCAATGGATCAGGCGGCGGCGGTGGCTCTGGTAGTACTTCGTCGGGCACGGCAGCCGGGCGCGGTGGCGACGGCGGCGCCGGCAAGGAATACGATTCGTCGCACGGCTCCGGCGGTGGCGGCGGATCGGGTGGCGGCAACACCGCAGGCGGCACCAACGGTCAAGGCGGCACCGGTGGTCTGTACGGCGGTGGTGGCGGCGCATCGGGCTCCGGCAGTTCGGGTCTCGGCACTTCCGGCGCAGGCGCGCAGGGTCTGCTCGCGATCACCTACACGCCGAGCGGCGGGGCGCCGACGTGGGCCTTTGTCGGCGTCACAAGTGTCGTATCAGTTACAGCAGCAACGCACACGCTGAGCGAACCCGCAGGTGTGCAGCAGGGCGACTTGCTCGTTGCTGTGATTTCATCGCGTATTGCTTCCACGACATCGATCACCTTGCCATCTGGCTGGTCGCTGGTCGCTGAGGCAAAGAACAATAACACGCTCACGACGTCGAGTGCCGCAGCATCCGGCATGATGGCGTACTGCGTGCGGGGCGCCTCGGCGCCAAGCTTTACTTTTACGCACCCGACTGCACCCAGTGTTGCGCTAGGCTATGTCGTTGCTTATCGCAACAACGATCCGAGCCCTTTGGACGTCCATACGGCTTGGACCACAGCGACGAACACGACAGCTGTTTCCGGCGCAGGCGTCACTACGGGTTTTGCTTCAGACCTGATCGTGGTTGGCACCTGTGGCGGTCAGGAGGCGACGTGGACAGCGTTGTCTGCGGCAACCGATCCGTCCGGGGCTAGCGGCACTGGTGGCCAGACCGGAAACCCGGTGACGGGGTCTTGGCTGGAGCGCGCTGAAAACACTACTACGACCGGCGCCGACACGTCGTTGGGAATCTTCGATGCGGTACGCGGCACGGCCGGCGCGACTGGCAATATATCGGTCACAGCCGGGACGGCTGCGGCGCATGTGCTCGTCATTGGCGCCTTCAAGCTTGCGCCGCCCGCTGGCAATAACGGCGCGGCGGCGGGCACTGGTACTGCGAGCGCGGTCGGCACCGGGCTCAAGATCGCGCAGGGTGCCGCAGCGGGCACATCTACCGCGAGCGCGACCGGCAGTGGTGCGGGCAGCGGCCAAGGCGTCGCGAGCGGCACCGGTGCAGCGAGCGCGGTCGGCATCGGGCTCAAGATTGCGCAGGGTGCTGCAGCGGGCACATCTACCGCGAGCGCGACCGGCAGCGGCGGCGCTGTTGCTCCGGCTTTCGTGCAGCACGTTACGCCGAACGCGTTTCAAGGCGGCAGTTCTGCAAGTGCGACCGGCGCGGCGGTGGGCGTCGGCAATTGCGTCGTCGGCGCGGTGTCGTGGCAGCGCGCCGACACGCTCGATCTCACGTCGGTCACCGACGACAAGGGCAACACTTACACGATCGTGGATCGTGGAGGCGATCCAGGTAACGCACAGACTCACGTCACTTTCATTCTCTGGAATATCACCAACGGCCCTTCGACGATCACGGCGAACTTCAGCCAGTCTGAAGGCATCAACGACATCGTCTGGGATGAATATTCGGGAGTTCTGACTACCGATCCGCGCGATGGTCACGCGATCAATCTGCAAAGTCCCGCCAGCAACACCACCGATGCGGCGACGTCGGGCAGCATTACGACCACCGTCGCCAACGATCTGATCTGGTCGTCGATCGTTGATTGCCAAGGCTCCAGTCAGAACGGCTACGCGGCGGGCACCGGCTACACCAAGCGCGGCACGTTCTGGCTTTCTGGTTACGGCGCGACCGAAGACAAGACCCTGGCCACGCCGGGCAGTGTCGCCGGCACGTGGACGCTGACCACTTCGTCGGTTGTTGCGGTTGCGGTGATCGCGCTGAAGCCGGCTTTGCCGGCTGGTGCCGGCAGCGGTGCGGCTGCGGGCACCGGCGCCGCCAACGGCGTCGGACAATCGACGGCGGTGGCTGCCGGGTCGGCCGCCGGCACTTCGACCGCGAGCGCGACCGGCAGCGGAGCGAGCAACAGCACGGGGTCGAGCGCAGGCACCGGCGCAGCGAGCGGCGTCGGGCGCAGCACATTCCTCGCCACGGCAGTCGCGACCGGCACGGGCGCGGCCTCGGCGACCGGGACTGCGGCAGCGGCCGGCACAGGCAATGCGTCGGGCGCGGGTGCAGCGTCCGCCACCGGGGCCGCCACGGTGGTGGCGACCGGCAGCACCGCCGGCACCAGCAGCGCGCAGGCGCAAGCCGCCGGGCAGGGCGCGACGTCCGGAACCGGCACGGCAACGGGCATTGGGCGGGCCACAGCCGCCGCTACAGCGGCGTCCGCTGCGACCGGCACCGCGACAGCCGCCGGCACCGGGATCGTCTCAGCGCCCGGCGCCGCTGCGGGAACAGGCGCTGCAGCGGCCACCGGGGCGGCGCTGTTCAGCGCCACCGGCAGCGCGGCGGGAACCGGTATTGCGCTGGGGGTGGCGCCGAGCCTTGGCAGCGCCACCGGCATCGGTGCGGCCAGCGCGGTCGGACAATCGACAGCGGCGGCGGTCGGCAGCGCGACGGCGACCGGCACCGCCACGGCGACCGGTACCGGCATCATCTTTTCGCCTGGGGCGGCGGCCGGCACCGGCGCGGCCAACGCCACCGGATCGGGCGTCGGCGTCACACAAGGCGCTGCCGCCGGCACCGGCGCGGCGTCCGGGGTCGGACAGTCTACAGCGGTTGCGACCGGATCGGCGGCGGGCGTCGGGGTCGCGTCAGGGGTCGGGCTCGCCAGTGCGCAGGGCGCTGCCGCCGGCCTCGGCGCGGCGTCCGGGATCGGGCGATCGACGGCGCTGGCGACCGGCAACGCGGCCGGCACAGGCACCGCGTCTGGAATTCAGCAAGGCACCTCGATCGCGGTTGCCGCCGGCACCGGGTCGGCACAGGCGCAAGCCGCTGGGCAAGGTGCCGCTGCCGGTCTCGGCGCGGCCAGCGCGACCGGCCAAGCGACGGCGCGCAGCCCGGGCAATGCCGCCGGTACCGGCGCGGCACAGGCGCGAGCCGCCGGGCAAGGGGCGACGTCCGGCGTTGGAACGGCTTCTGGCATCGGCGCCAGCCTCGCCAGTGCGGTCGGCGCAGCGGCCGGCACTGGCACAGCGGCGGCGCAATCGTTGCAGGGTGGGCTCGGCAGCGCCGCCGGCACCGGTGTGGCGAGCGGCATCGGGCGATCGACGGCGGCAGCCGTCGGCAGTGCGGCTGGTCTCGGGTCGGCGGCGGCGGTCGCCAGCAGCCTGTCGATTGGCGCGGCCACCGGCACCGGCGTGGCTTCGGCGGTTGGCGTCGGGGCGAGCAATTCGGTCGGCGCATCTGCCGGAGTCGGCAGCGCGGCGGCGCAATCGCTGCAGGGCACGGTCGGCGTTGCCGCCGGCACCGGGACGGCCACTGGCGCCGGGGCGGCGTTGGTTCGGCAGCCGGGCAGCGCGGCCGGGATCGGCGCAGCCAACGCGGTCGGCACCGGCATCTTTGTCGCGGTCGGGTTTAGCTCCGGTCTCGGCGGCGACACCGGCGAGGCGACGGCGCTGGCGTCGGCGCAAGGCCATGCCGTCGGCACCAGCACGGCGACGGCGCCGGGCAGCGGGTTCGAGATCGGCGACGGCAGCGCCGCCGGTCACGGCGTCGCGACCGGTGTCGCCAAATCGGTCAATGCCGGCGTCGGCGCGGCGGCCGGGCTCGGCACGCTGCAGGCGGTGGCGCGGGTTATCGGTGCAGGCGTCGCGCAGGAAGCGTCCGATGTCGCCAATGGCGTCGCTTATTGGGTGCCGGAAGGCACCGCGCAGGAAGCGCCCGACACCGCGCACGGCACCAGCGGCAAGCGCTTCAGCGAGGATTTCATTGCCGAGATCGCGCCGCCGCCGGAGCTGGCGGGCGAGATCGAACCGACACCGGCGTTCACCGGGCGCAAGCGCTCGGCCGATCTGGTGGCGCAACTGTCCGCCGCGTCCGCGTTCACTGGGCGCACGCGCAACAGCCAAGATTTTATCGGACGCATGCCATGAACCTTGTCGATCTGTTTGCAGGAGATGACTGGCAACTGAACTTCACGCTGCTCAACGCGGACGGCACGCCGTTCGATCTGACCGGCGGTCCGCAACTGCTGTGGACTTTGCTTAATCGGCTGAACCATCGGCTGATCGAATCCAACGAAGTCACTTACTCGATCACCAACGCGACTGCAGGTCAGTTCTCGGTATTGGTGCCGGCGATGATCACGACACGGCTGGCGGCGGCGATCTGCGAGCACGTGTTGCGGGTGATCTCCGGCGGTGTCGCCGCGACGCCATTCGCTGGACAGATCAACGTGCATGTCGATCCGTGGGCGGCGGCGCCGGCACCGTCGCAGAGCAACGTCGTCAACATGACGGCGAAGCTGCGTCGTGATCAGGATCGCGCGGCCGGCGAAGGGCGGGTCGGATGACCGTCAGCTATATCGCGGCGCTGAAGACCACGCGGATGCAGGCGGTGATCAACGCGATCGATGCCGGCACGGCGGGCACGCTGGAGATGGGCACCGCCGGTATGGGCACGGTGCTGGTGACGTTCAGCCTGAACAAGCCGTCGTTCTCGCTGTCGGGCGACACCATCACGATGATCGGCGCGCCGAAATTCGCTGCCGCCAGCGCCACCGGCACGGCCGCCAATGCGCGGATCAGGAGCAGCACCGGCAGCGTCATCGTGTCGGGTTTGACGATCGACACCGCTGGCGCCGACATCAACTTGAACGACACCAACATCGTGGCCGGCCAGAACGTCACGCTGTCGAGTTTCTCGATTACGCATGCACCATAGGGAGAGCACATGAATAAGCCCGAACGCGAAGGCTTTGTGAAAGACGAACCGGTCGAGATGAAGGACGTCACGCCGCAACATGACACTGAACTGGATTTGCCGCAGGACGCGCCGGAATGGCCGCTGACGATCAAGCTGCTGCACAAGCCGATCCAGAAATCGCGCACCGAGATGCTGCACGAGATCACGTTTCGCGAGCCGAATACGCTCGACATCGTCCGCTGCGGCGGCAACCCGTGTCGGATCGAAATCGCCGATGTCGGCGGCAGTCGCGCGGTGTTCAACGCCGTGATCGACGACCGCAAGATGATGACGCTGATGGCCAATCTGTCCGGGCTGCTGGAGCCGCAGATTCAGAAGATGGACCCGCGAGACTATAACAGTTGCGCTTATCGGTTGCGCAGCTTTTTTCTCCCGGAGCAAGGTCTCTTCTAGAAGGCGGCCTTGCTCCGAATCCGGAGGAAATGATTATCAACGCTTATCGGTTGGCGGATCGTTACAAACAAGACCCGATGACGTTTTTGCAGCAACCGTTGTCGCAAATAAACATGCACGTTTACTACACGCTCAAACTGATCGAGTTGCAGAACGCGGCACGGGCGCGTGAGAATGAAGACGAGTGAAAAGCATGAAGGGTGACCCGTTCCCAGATCACCCTTCACTTGTGCCGACCATGACGAGACCGGCCCGGCCAGACGGCGCCAAGGCCAAACCCCGACAAACCACGCCTGCCAAGTCTGGCTTTGCTTGGCCAAATCTTACCGCGCCAGACCTTGTCGCGCCGAACCGCGCCTGTCCTCGCCTGCCATGCCTAAGAATTGGTGTAGGTAGTTTATTTGTTTGCGACTGTCAAGTTCGGGAATCGTTGTAATGGCGACTGAACAAGAGCAACTGGAACTTGTCGTCACGCTTGATGATCAAGAAGCGCTGGCGAAGCTTGCCAATCTGAAAAATCAACTGGCCAACATGGGGTCAGGGTCTTCGGGGTTTGGCAAGGTCGGTGAGAGTGTCGAGCGTGCAACCAAAGGCGTCAAGGATTTAAGCTTCGAGATCGCCAAGGGCACGTTCTGGGGCAACATGTTTGCCGAGGCAGGCAAGGAAGTTCTCAAGTTCGGCGAAAAAGTTGTCGAGAGCGCGACGGACATCCAAGGGTTATCGAAATCGATCGTCGATCTTTCGACGACCGCTTCGCGCATGGGAACAAGTTTAGGTCAACTGCGCTCCAATCTGCGCGTGTTCGATGAAATGGGAGTCGATGCCGGCAAGGCCACTGCGACATTGCAGGGTTTGGCCGATTCGATGGGCGATCTGCAAACGATTAACGGTCGGCTGCGCGGTCAATTGCGCAGTGGCGGATTTCTCGAACTACAGGAGATGCTGAAGGTTCTGCAAGACGCTGACGAGGCGAAGACGGTCGAAGAGTTCGGCGAGACCATGCGCAAGGCCGCCGAGAAGGTGCGGGAGCGTTGGACCGATCTCGCCGGTCCTGAAAAAGGCGCAGAGATGCAGCGGCGGTTTCTGGCGTTGCTCAAGGCGCCGGAGCTGGATCAGCTCGAAGGCAAACTCGGCAAAATAAACAAACAACAAGATGAGTTTTCCAAAAGACAGGAAACCATTCTGAAGCAATTCTACGCGGCTAGTCGCGGTATGGCGGAAGGTCTTGAGCGCATCGGGCAAGCGATCGGCACGGTGGTTGCAGCGATGAATTTGCCGTGGATGCAGACATTGGCCGACACGTTCAAAGCTGGTGCGGAATACGCCGAACGCATTGCGCTGGCGCTGACCAAGTTGAATGTCACACCAACAGAGGCAAAAAGCGCGATCCAAGACACGTTCGGCAAGTTTGGTCTAGGTGTGCCGGCGCCGAGTTTCAACGAGCGTTTCGGGACATGGCCCGGTGCGACCGCGGCGCCGATGAAATTCATCGGCGGCAGTGTGCAGGGCGGTGAGTGGGACAGCCGCAATTTCACGGCCAGCGGCAACGATTTTTGGCGCAATCTGCAGGGTCGCGGCGACGTCGATATCGAAGACCGGCGCAATCTCGAAGATAACACCGATCAGACCAAACAGCTCACTGAGCAGATGCGCCAGCTCAATGATGCATTGACCAATCCGATGGCGACGGGACGTGGCGGCGGCTTGGCTGCGATGGGCGCAGCGCTCGGTCTCGGCGATCTCGGCGGTGGCGGTGGCGGCGGCGGTGGCGGCGGCGGCGGCGGTCGTGCGCGACCGTGGGCGCTACGCAGTCCGAGTGATGCGCCTTACGGCAATGATGCTGGACCCGGCACCGGCAAGGGTGCCGGTGAATCCCCTGCGGCCATGGGTGCCCCACCGGGTCCCGGCGGTCCTGGTGGCATTACGGCGCCGGCCGGGACGCCGATCATGCGCGGCGGCACTACAACGGTGACGACGGCGAGCGGGCACAAGTTTCAGGTTGCTGCCGCCTACGCGAAAAATTTCCAGGGCTTCATCAACGATTACGAAGCGGCTGGCGGTGTCATCGGTCCCAATTCCGGCACGCTTGGCAGTCGGCCGAGCAATGCATCTGGACATCCGATCGGTACGGCGTTCGATCTCAATCAAGTCGCGCGCAACGTTCGCAAGGGTGGCGTATCGCTGCCGCAGGAGCAAGAGGAAGCGCTGGCGAAAAAATGGGGTCTTGTCTCGGGCAGCCAGTGGCGCAATCCCGATGCCGGACATTTCGGCATTCGCAGCGCCAAGGCAGCGCGCGACGCGTTGATCGCCAATGGCGTGCCGGAGGGTGAAGCCAACAAGATCGTCGGCGGTGCCGCCAGCGGCGGGGCGGTCGGCGGCAGTGCCGGTGATGCCGCCAAGGTTAGGGGCTCATGGTTCGGCAACGCACCGGGTTGGCATGACCCATCCGAGCCGGTGGATAGTCCGAAGAGCAATCGGCCCGGCATTGCGTTGCCGTCCAAAGCGACGCTTGGTCAGATGTTCGAGGTGACGACGCCGGACGGTCGCAAATTTATGTTGCCGCAAACCGATGTCGGACCGGCAGCGCGCACCGGGCGCGGCGTTGATATCACGGCGGCAGCGGCGGCGAGGATGGGTTATACCGCGAAGAATTTTCCGACCGATGAACGCTTCATGGTGCAGCCGGCGTCCAAAAGCATGGACGCAGCGATTGCCCGTGGCGCGGAGCTGGATAAGGAGCGCGAAACGACGGTGACCGGCAAAGGCCATTTGAAAGTCGATATCAATGGCCCACCCGGCACGCGAGCGAGCGCGACGGGCGAAGGGCTGCTGAAAGACACCTCGATTTCGCGTGCGACGCAGATGGCGCCGGCCAGCTCCGGGCCGACCAATCCGGCCGGCGACACGCCGTACGTGTTCGGCGGGACTTAAACCATGCCGACGATCCGCGAATTGCCAAGCGCGTGGCGCGAACGGTTGTTGCCGGCGCATTTCGACGGCCGGATGTTTCATGTCGAGAGCGGTTCACGTGAATCCGGTCGTCGGGTCGTCGTGCATGAATTTCCGAAAAAAGAGGACCCTTATTCCGAGGACATGGGCAAGCGCGCGATTGCGTTCACGGTGCGTGGTTATTGCATTGTCTATCCGCACGATGACCCGTCCGCGACATCGCTCTATCGCCAGGATTATCAGATCGCGCGCGATGCGTTGATTGAGCGGTTGGAAACCGGCGGCACGGGCGTGCTGCAACTGCCGACGCTGGCGCCGCTCAAGGTAAAGTGTCAGCGCTACCGGATCACGGAGGAAGAAAAAACCGGTGGCTATTGCGTGTTCGACATGCAGTTCATCGAGGCCGGCGTGCAGCCGTTCATGCCGAACGTCGATACGGCAACGAACCTTCGCATGCAGGCGGATCAGCTCAAGCAGCAGGTCGCCAGTGTCTGGGCCGCGCAACGCGCCAAGACCGGTCTTGAGGATACCAGACTCAAATTCTTGACCGGACCGCCGCCGCCGAGCACAGGCACGCAACGACGATGATCAAAACCGACGCCGTTGAAGCGCAGAAAATTCTAGACCCTGTTCTGGTGTCGCTGTTGAGCTGGGCGGCGACCACGGGGCGCGCCGGGTCGGCGTTGCGCACCATGGTCGGCGACGTGCGGGCCTACGCAATGCCGCTGTTGCAGAATGACATGATCGAGTTGCCGCTGATGACCTGCTTCAATCTGGCGGTCGCCACCGGCATCAACATCTATCAGGTCGAGACGGTGCGACGTACCGCAGCCGCACAGCCGGCGGTGTCGGTCGGCGCGATCATGACCAAGGATACGCTGATCCAGATCGCGCTGGCGACGGCGGGCGTGGTGATCGCCAATATGACGTTCACCAGCCGGCAGGATGTCGATCAGATCAGAAACGCCGTCAACGTCGCGTTTGCGGAGATCGAGGAAATCCTCGCCGATCAGATGGACGCGATGTCGTGGCGCGCGGTGATCAAGCTGCACGCGGCGATCATCCATCATCTGGTCGAGACCGCGCGGCCGTTGCCGCGCATGCTGAACTACCGCTTCGCGGATTCATTGCCGAGCGTGGTGCTGGCGCATCGATTGTACGCCGACGCGTCGCGCGCCGACGAGCTGGTCAAGGAAAACAAGATCGTGCATCCGGGTTTCTGTCTGCGCCAAGGGCAGGCGTTGTCGTCGTGATGTTCTGGGTGGAAATCGCCATCGCGACGATCATCGGCTTTCTGGTCGGCGTGGTGACGATGGGCACGTTTCTCAAGAGCGTCAGAAACATCGAGATGGAGGATCGGATCGTCAGCATGATTCGCGATGCGCAAGAGCGAGCGCTGCGGGATCGCGAGGTGCCGCCGGGTCCGCCCAAGAGTTGAGTTGACCATGGACCGGCTTTACATCAGTCCGCTGCCGCAACCGAAAAGCGGTTACGAGGCGCCGGATACTCCGCAGTTTGGTCCGCAGGCCAATCAGAACGGCGTGCTCGACGCCGCGATCGCGCTGGACCACATCGTGACGCGGCCGGACTTGGTGCGGGTCGATGCGGACGGCAGCATCAGCGAGATCGCGACGCTGATCGTCGGCGGTCTGAAGTTCGAAGACTGGGAATCGGTGTGGATTCAGTGGAGCTGGGCCGACGCGTTCTCGCAATTCAGGTTCTCCTGCGCCGAGCGCGAGCCGTATCCGCTGCCGGGACAGGTGCTGCAATTCGCGCCGGGCACCACGGTCGAAATCTATCTCGGCGGCGTGCAGGTGATCACCGGCGTGATCATCACCCGGCAGGTGGCCTACGACGCGGAAAGCCATGTCGTGCAGTTGCAAGGCGTCAGTTCGTCATGGTTCGCGGCGCGTTCCGGCATCGATCACAAGACATCGGATTTCGATGGCAAGAGCTTCACGCAGATCGCGTCCGAGATACTGGGGCCGACCGGCGTCGGGTTCACGACGGTCGGTGAGATCGACGAAACGCCGTTCAAGTCGGGCGCGACGCCGTCGGCCGGCGAGACCATCATCGCGTTTCTGGAGCGGCTGGCGCGCGATCGCAAGATCATCGTCAGCAACACGCCGGATGGAAAATTCTTGTTCATCGGTGACCACGAGTGGCCGCCGACTGGCGATCTGATCGAGGGTATCAATATCAAAAAGATGCAATGCGTGATCTCCAGCGACACGGCGTATTCGGATTTTGTCGTCAAGGCGCAGAAGGCGGCAAGCGATTCCGAGTGGGGCGCCAAGGCCAGCGAGCAGGAAGCGCGGGTCAAGGGCTCGCTCGGTCCGTACAGCATCCTGCTCACCGCGATCGAGCATCCGGTGTGGACGGCGGCGGAAGTCGCCAAGCGGGCGCAGACCGAAAAGATGTGGAATGACGATCTCGGCCGGATCGACGCCAATGTGCTGGTCTATGGCTGGTTTCGCCCGTTGCCGCAGGTGATGCAGACCAACACGCCGCCGGACATGACGCTCGGCGGACCGACCACCGGGCATACGCTGTGGATGCCGGGCGACGACGTGATCGTGCATTCGCCGATGGCGATGCTGTATCAGCAGCCGCTGAAGATTCGCACGGTGACATGGACGCAGGACAACAACGGCGGCACGCAGACATTGCTGCAATGTACCTTGCCGGAAGGTCTCAATGGGCATCCGGTGCCCAAGGCGCGGTCTGATCCCAACAAGCCGGCGGAAACACCGGCCGATCAACCGGAAAATCCGCCGGTCGATCCGCCGACACAAGCGCCGGCCACCGTGTCGCCGCCCGGCGATTGGATGCCGGACTGGCTGAGGCGCCTGCAGATCGGTCCGACGTTCGATGAGCGGTTCGGCAACTGGCCGAACAATGCACCGGGGGGTTGATCACGCAAGAGGAACGATCAACCGATGAAGACGGCTTTGATTCTGTTAGCACTGGCGCACGCATCGCCGGTGCACGAGTTCTACAGCGACGCCTGCTGCGCCGGTCAGCACTGCCATCCGGTGCCGTGCGAGGAAGTGATTTCGACCGACAACGGTTGGATATGGCACGGTCGTAATTTCGAGAAGCACATGCTGCGCATCGCGCCGGACGGCGCCTGTCATGTCTGCGTCGCCGCCGCGCCGGTTTGTATCTATCTGCCACCAAAGGTCTGATCATGCATCGCTCGACACCCGCGGACACCTTGCGTCGCGCCTATGACAGCGGCGGCTGTCGTACCTGCATCGACAAGGTCGATGACAGCCGCATGATGCAGGAGATGGCGGGAAATTTCATGAAAGGGGAGTCCCGCAAGGCGCTGGAGGCGGCGCAGAACTACGGCTTTTCGTCGGTGGTGATGCCAGCGACCAAGGGCAGCGATGGTCAGATTCAGGAATGCGCCGAGGGGTTTATTTCCTTTCTGGGCGGCAACCGGTCGTTTCCGGTCTGCACGGTGATGGATGATCGACGGCATCGGCCGATGCAGTTGCCGCCGGGCGCCAGCGCGCAGTACGGACCGAACACCGACTACGGCCGCGCGCTGACCTTGATCAAGCCGACGCCGCAGGACCAAGGCAGTTCGGGCGGCTCGTCCGGCGGCGGCGGCAGCACACGCGATTCCAGCGGTGGCGGCAGCAGTAGCAGCGGCGAGTACGGCGCGTTCATGGTGGTGCCGCATCCGCAGGAATATGCCTCAATGCGGCACATTAACAACAAGAAGCAGCCGCGACCGCAAGGCGCGATGGGCACGCAGCAAGGCGGCGGCGGCGGCGGCCAGTCGCAACAGGGCGATCAGCAGCAACAGTACAATCACGAGAAGGGCGACAGCATCAACACCGAGATGCGTTGCACCAACAGCCGCATCGAGTTTCGCAGCGGCGACACCGTGGTCGGCTACTACGACAAGAGCGCGTCGAAATGGGCGTTCATCGGCGAGGTGCATCTCGGCGTCGAGAGTGCTTCACATCGGGTGTACGGCGTCAACGGCGATGTCGGCATGACCACGGCATCATCCGGTAGCGGCGCGGTGCTGGTCAATGCGACGCAGCCGGGACCGCCAACCTCATTGGACAATCAACCCTACGTGCTGGCGATGGAGCAGCGGTTCGAGGCGCGCATCGCCGAGCTGGAAGCAAGACTTGCCGCACTGGGAGGCTGATATACAATAGAAACGCAACGGCTGAAGCATTGGAAGTGCTCCAGCCGTCACTTGACCTAGCAACCTTGTAGGGAAGGCTGCCATGCCCAAAGTTCTGTCTAGCACAAACCAACGCAAGAAGCAGTGTGCGGCTGCATCTCGTCGATATAGAGCCAAGCATAAGCAGAAACACGCTGCGCTGAACCTTGTCAGTTACTACCGATTAAAATCTGATCCTGAGTGGTTAGCGAAACGTCGCGCTAAGGCGACGATAAACGCACGAAAATGGCGTGCCGCAAACCCTGAAAAATGTCGAGCAGCACAGCGTCGATATCGCAATAAAGATAACAACCGAGAAAAAATAAACCAACGAACTAAACGATGGTTAGCAGCCAATCCAGACCAACTTTTGAAACGTCGTGCGCAGTCCTTAGCTTGGGCGAAAGCCAATCTAGGTTTGCATCGTAAATACAAACTAGGCATCACGCCAGAACAGTTTGGTGCAATGCTAGAATCTCAACAGCATAGATGTTTGGTTTGTCGGATCGATTTGCGAACACTGCGCGGGAAAAACGTTCATCTTGATCATTGCCATAGCACAAACCGTGTTCGAGGAATTTTGTGCCACGGATGCAATACAGCTCTTGGTTTCATGAAAGAGAATGCCGCTAATTTGAGGGCGCTAGCGGACTACATAGAAGGGTTCTCGACATGTCGTGTCTGAATCTGGCTTTCCTCGAAAATTTGATCGTCTGGGTGATCATCGTCGCGGCGATCGTCGCGGTCATCAAGCTGCTGTTGCCGCCGCTCAACTCTTTCACGCCGTTCGGCATTCCACTCGGGCAGATCGTGATGATCATTCTCTACGCGATCATCGCGATCTTGATCGTGTATCTGATCTTCAGCCTGCTGGCGTGTCTGCTCGGGAGCGGCCCGCCCTTTCATACCCTTCGACCATAGCGGCCAAGTCGAAGTCACGCCACCGAACCCGGCGACGCCTGACCATCCCAGTCAGGTGGCGCCGCTGCCGCCTGAACCGCCGCCGCCACCGAGCATTTGCAAAGGCTGCTGAATGCCCGACATCCGTCTGGTGCAGAACAGGCTGTTTCCCGGTCAGGGCGTGGTGCAGACCGATTGGCTGTTGCGCAGCAACGGCACGCTTGACGACACGCAGGCGTTGGCCACCGCGATCATTGTCGCGCTCGGCACTGATCGGTTGGCCGACTCAAGCGACACGCTGCCGGACCCCGATGACACCAACCGGCGCGGCTGGTGGGGCGATTATCAGGCGCAGGACATCTGGGACGGCTGGCCGATCGGCTCGCGGCTGTGGCTGCTGCAGCGGTCCAAGATCACCGGACCGGAAGCCCGCGAGGGCGCCACCACGGTGCTGGTCACGCAGTACATCCGCGAATGTATCCAGCCGTTCATCGACCGGCGCATCGGGTCGAGCTTCACGGTCGAGGCCACCCGGGTCGGCAAGGAGCAGATCGACGCGCTGATCCGCATCTATCGCGGGCCGATTGTCGAAATCGAACTGCGCTACGCCATTCTGTGGGATGAAACCACGCCGCAGGCGACGCCGCCCGCGCCCTGGGCGCCGCTGGCGCCGATGACGAATCGCGGTCGTGGATCGGCGCGCGGCACCGGCAGCGCGGTCGCCGATGGCGACATGATCATCGATGCAGGTGTTGCCAAGGGTGCTGCGGCGTCGGCGGGCAGCACGGCGAGCGGTGTCGGCACCAAGAAGCTGACGTCGATCGGGATGGCGCCGGCCGGAATTATTGGCGTGGCGGCGGTCGGCAACTGGAAGATCGCCGTGCCCGGCGCGGCGGCTGGACATGGCAGCGCGGCGGCGGTGCCGACCGTGTTCGGTGGGGTGGGTGCGGCGAGCGGCATCGGCGTTCTTAACGGCTACAGCGCGGTCGCGACCAGCTACACCGATATCTACAACGTGCAGAATGTCGCCGGTTGGCAGGACTTTGCAGGCTATCGTGGGTCGTATCGGCAGGTCGTGCAACTGATCGGCGACAGTCAGGGCAAGATTCGGATTCTGGTCGAGCAGTTCTGCGATGCGGCAGCGGGTCATTTCTCCGATACGACGCATGTGTCGTTCGGCAAATGGGCGGGCACTAATGCGGACACCACGACGACACCGGTCGAATTGAAATTTGGCGGTGTGTCCGGCTTCACCGGGCCGCGCTCCGGTGCGCAGTTTCAAACACTGTTGTCCGACACGGTGGCGCATCCCGGTTTCACCTTGGCGACGGGCGATTCGATCGTCGTCATCTTCGATACGCCGACCAGCGATGCGACGGCGCATCTCGGCGGCGAAGCCTGGGGCGAAGGCGCGTCATCGTTCTGGTGGTGGAATAACTCGCCGCTGGAGACTTGGAATATCGCCGCACCGGGTGTCACGGCTGGCGGCACCAGTTCGCAGGTGGTCGCGCTGTCCAAGGTGCAGACCGCGCCGGCTGGTCCGACCGCGTCGATCGCGGTCGGCGCGGCAAGCGGCAGCGGCACGGCGCACGGTGTTGGTCCGCCCGCGACCATCACGGGCACTGGCGCGGCTTCGGCCACCGGCGCGGCGAGTGGGGTTTACGCTACGGCGACGTTGATCTGGGCTGACGAGTTCACGGCACCGCTTAATCTAGCGTCGGATTCCAATCCGAACGGCACGTGGCGGCCGAACGCGATCTGGCAAGATATCAACCAGGGCTACCAGGACTTCGCCGGCACCAACTGGGATATCTCGCCGAACGATCCGGCGTGGGCGGCTT